TCAAAGAGAAATAGTAACTTCCTTCCTATTGTTTTTAGAATAATCATCTTCCCATAGAATAAAAACAACGGGAGATCTATTTTCTAATCCATAAAGAAGTGCATAGAAGCTAAAACTATCTCTATTGTTAAGGATAGGGTATGGCAACTTATGTTGCTCGTTTATAGATATTTTATCCTCTTTATCCAATCCGTTCCAATCAATACGAATATTTTTTGCAGGGGAGTACCCTATGTTTGTTATTACAAACGTTCTTTTGCCTTTGCCTAAATCACTAACTTCAATTTTTATATTAGCTTTTGAATAGCTGTCTATTTGGTACTTGTTAATAATTTCCTGCTGTTGGTTCAATTTTCTGTTGATACAATAAGACCATACAGCAACAAAAATAGATATTACCAAACCTCCTAAGGCTATATAATCTGAATAATTCATAATATTTAAATTTTAATACGCTATCCTCTCCACGATCGCAGTGGCTACTACTTGATAAAACTCTACTATATAATCTTCAGGCACTGTCTCTGTTTGATAAGGAGGGTCGTTATATTCAGGTAATGGAGCGGGAACAAGCTCGATAAATCCTTTTTCTTTTGCTCTCCTTACCAATTTAACAGTACGTAGGTTATTCTGCATAACAACTGCATATACTTCATTGGTAGGAAAGTAGGTTTGCCAATCATTTACTTTTCTTAATCCTATGATAGAACCGCTTTTGATACGTTGCGATATAGAGTTTCCGATGAGGTTACAAGCTAATTCTGCACGCTTGAAATCAGGAATAGTGATGAAGAAAGATGGCTTATGCTGAGTGAATAACTCCTCAGAACTCCAACCTCCCGCAAAATCTACATCATAGTAAGGCACAAGGACATCTTTAGACATCTCATTAGTGATGAGTATAGGGATTTCTGTACGCTCTCTTTCTTCATCTTCATCTCTATTTTCGTATTCCAACTCTACCCTCTCAAAGAACCCTTCTAAGATACGCCTTATCTTCTTAGACATTTCCTTTTCCCCACTATCGTATAAGCTGAGGTCTTTCACAGATATTTGAGTATGTTCGTGTATGTCTTGCAGAGATAAGCCGTATTTGTTGCGCTCTGTTCTTAGGTAGCTTTCCTCTTCCTCCTCTGGTACAACTTCTTCTATTTGTGGGATGATCATAGAGCCTTTACCAGTAAGGAGCCAGTCCTTGCTGATTTCAGGAAAGGCAGCAACAATTTTATCAGCCAATCCTTCTGTTAAATACTTATCTTCCCCCTTTGTAGCAGATGATAGATTATTCCTCGAGAACTCTATTTTTTCAGCAATTGCTGTTTGTGTCTTATATTTAGTCTTGTACTGAATATAACTAATAACTTCATTCAGCCGATTAACATCAATTTTTTTTATACTACTTTTTGTCGTATCTAAATTATTTTTCATACCTTTGTGCTTTAATTTTAAATTTATTCGTTATCATGAAATTATCTGAAAAAGCTCTATTTGAACTTCGTGTTTGGTTGGCAGAAAATGCTAAAAGAAGCGGAGATGCTCAATATGTCTATAATGAAATAAAAAATTGGAATATAGATGATATAAACATCTACAAAAGGCTTGTGTTAGGCGTTACTTCTATGGGAGAACAATACAAAATTACCGATATAGAACACGAAAATATAATAAAGAAAATGAATTTCATCAAGAATGGGGATAAGGTAAGTCTAAAAGACTAACTTTTTATCCGAAATTCTTTTATCAATTCTGTTAGTTTGGATATAAATCCCTCTATATTTTTAGTGCTTATATTCTCACCTTCCTTACTTTGTTTTGTATCAGGAGGGCTATATATATTATCTAATGCCTTAAGCAGCATAATCTGTTGTGAGTCTCGCTTATCCACTTCGCCGCTGTCGGTAGCCTTTAATAATTTTGAATGCTCCCGCATAGTCATAGCTATTGCTGATTTAAAAGCGTATTCCTCTTGTAATTTGCGTTCTTTTGAATACATTCTAATAAGCCACCATACCAAAAACCAAGCGGGGGAAGTTCTCAGTACATTGATAACAAAATGTATCCAATCAGAATTATTAATATCAAACCCATAAAACATTCTACGCACCAATTCAGTAGTAGCTATTAAGGAAGCTATTGCTAACACCCCAAAAGTAATTACATTCTTCTGTATTTGATTTTTCCTCTCTCTAAAATGAGTCCCTAATGAGCCATCAGCAGCTGCTCCTATTAGATTTTCAACCTCTTGCTTTTGAGATAATATCTTCTTTTGTAAATCATCAGCTTCTTTGATTAATTCTAAAGATCGTTCGTTTTGAGTAATCACATCATTAAACCGCTTCTTGTAATCCTCTATATTTTCTGTTATTTTTTGTTCTAAGGTGGCAATATTTGTTTTTAAAGTCTCTATCGTGTTTTTGTTAGCTTCCGATGATGATAAATAGGAACGAATAGATGTATCATATTCATTAGCATTTTTAGCTTTATCCTTTATTGTATCATAAAATTCAGTTGTTTGTATTATCTTATAATCCAATTCATTCTTTGATTTAGAATATTCTTCTATCAAATGAATTAACTTGTTATTTTCCTGCTCTAATTCTTTTTGAATGAGTTCTATTTCTCCCGCAAGATTTTCTATATTTTCCTGTGATATTTTAGGTTTGTAAGTGATGTTTCTTTCCCAGTTCCCAAACTGAATGCAATATTCAAAAATATATCTTACACCATTGAAAATGCCTTGATTGTTTTTATTTGATATATAACTTACTAAATCCCTTAATACTCCTATTATATTATTTCCAGAGCCATTCGGAAAATATGAAGTAGGCAACATTAGCACCATATTAGATTGTATTAATGCTTTAAAACGATTAATAACACTTTTGTATATCTTCTTAAATTCCAAAGAATTATAATCACCAAACATCACATTTTCTAATGGAGTATCAGGAAAATTATCTATAATATATTGGTCTATATCAAAATCTTCTATTTGCCCTATATAAAGCTTTATATTGTTCAATTCTTGAACATTCATCACTACATTTATTTAAAAATCAATCACTTAAAAACTTTAACATTATTTAATACGAAAAAAAGTCGTATAAATTTTTTATTACGACAAAAAGTCGTATCTTTGCACTCGTAAAACGCTACATAAATATAAAGCATTTTATAAGCGCAAATGTAACAATAAAAAATTAAATAACAATGAATAAAACGAAAAAAAATAGCATTACGGGTAAGCTATCTGAGGCTGTTGCAAAAGAGATTATAGAGAACAACCGATTGAGCCTTCAAATAGCGTTGGTGTTGGAAAAGACACAAGTTGCCATCAAAGATGCTGCAAGGCGCAGAAGTGACAAACTACTACATATGAGTTTATTACCCTTGTATGAAAGTTATGGATATTCAAAAGAAGATCTTGAAAAAAATAATTATGAATAATACCGAGCTAAAGAGACACCTTAAAAGAAAATTAGAGCGAGTAACATTGCTCAAATTATCCTTAGAAGGCACTGTTAGAGAATTGGCAAGCGAGATTATTAGCCTTAACGAAGAACTTGCCCTTGTGGAAGGGGGCAAGTCTTCAAAAAAGAAAACCACAACACCTGATATATCGAAGTATACGACACAATTTTACGCTGAGTTTGAGAAAGCAAGGCAAAACAGCGACCTATAAAAAAAGCCCCGCCGGCAAGCGAGGCATATGATAACAAATAAAATTTTTAAACATGGCAAAATTACTACAAAAATTATTTTCTCGCAAGAGAAAAGCAAAAAAACTGCAAGACCAACAACTACAAGTGATTAACGGCTACTTATGCTACAACAAGCGCCGTTACAGCGAGCTAAACTACGAGCAGAAAGAGCAATATAACGACTGCTTGATACCTCAAGCTGATAAATTGGCTTTTGAAAAAATCATAAAAGAATCACAACTTAGATACGTATTACGATGAGAACAATGACAAATACCGAGTTTGAGCGAGTACTCAACGAAGAACGCAAGCAACCTTATTATTATAGCGACTTGTTGGACTTGCGAGAAGATAGTCACAGGTCTTTTAGTTGTGAGTTTATCACAGAAGAAGACTACCCTGATGATTGGTATTGCGCTATCTACTATGATGTAACCACCCGTTGCGAGGGTAACAATAATTCAAGCTGCCATAGTGTAGAGATACAGCATATATACATCAATTTTCAAGAGGTTAAGGTTACTGAAATGCAAGAAAGTGTATTAACAACAGTACTCACCAACCGAGCTAATGAAGAATTTCAGTTTAAAGATACTGATATATATCCTGATTATGCAACTTCTAAAATGTGGTAAAATATGAAAACATCAGTAGAAAAGGGCAAGTGCTATGAGATAGGCGATTGGCTCGTACAGATTGACAGAATAGACGAGCGCTATATATGGGGCTTTGGGGCTGATAGTGATAGGGTGATAGGGTTTATTTCACTTCCTATTGATAGCAAGGTAAGTCGAGAAGTACCTATTAACGACTATATCAACTATATAGATGTGACAAGGCAGAATATAGCAGCTGAGTTTCGTGAGAGACTAAGCCAGTACGAAGAATAACAATCAAAATTAGATAAAAATGAATGAGAACCAAACAGAAATCGCAAAGGCATTTATCAAGGCACAGAGTGAAATGGCAAATGCCGTCAAGGGGACTACAAACCCTTTCCTAAAAAACAAATACGCTGACCTTAATGCAGTGCGTGAAGCAGTGATCCCTACTCTTAATAAACATGGCATAGCAGTATTACAGCCATTAGTAACGATTGATGGTAAGAACTATGTAAAAACAATCCTCTTACATGAAAGCGGGCAGACAATGGAAAGCCTTACAGAGGTGATATATGCAAGGCAGAACGATGCCCAAGCGCAAGGGTCAGGGATTACATACGCAAGGCGTTACGGATTGCAGTCGTTAGTGTGTATAGGCGCTGAAGATGATGACGGGAACAACGCAAGCGCCCCTGCACATCAAGAACCTCAAAAGCCCCTTCAATGGCTCAATATAGTAGATAAAGAAAAGAATGTTACCAAAGAGTGGGTTAATGTTACTAAGGGTATCAGTGAGGGCAAAATAACAAGCGTTAATGATGTTAGAAAGTATTACAAGGTAAGCAATGAGGTAGAAGTAAGGATTAATGAACTTTTAAACAATAAATAAAAATGGGGTACAGTAAAGAATTATTCCAACAGCTACAAGATGAATTTGTCGCTAAGTGCCAAAAAGTAGAGGACGGCGAGATGCCGATATTGGAAGCCGTCCTCGCTTTCAGGGAACAAAAAAAAGAATGTGAAGCATATATCGAAGCTGTAAAAGCCTTTGAACAAGAGCATGAAGAGCAGATCCTTGCACAGATAGAATACAATTCAGGCAGCTACAAGGGCGCTAAGTTCGAGGTAAGAAGCGGCGGGCGAACCTTTAACTTCAAGGGGATAAGAGAATGGCAAATAGCATCTGACAATCTTAAAGAGATAGAAGAAAAGTACAAGTCTGCATTCATTAACAAAGAGAAAGGCTTATTACCAGTAGATGAGAATGGGGAGCTGTTAGAGCTTCCAGAAGTAAGCTACCGAAAAGACAGTATCATTATAAAACAAAATTAAAAGAAATGGAAATACAAGGACGCGTAAAACAGATATTCCCCTCTCAAACAATGGGACAAAACGGCTTTGAGAAGCGGGACTTAGTTATAGTAACAGAAGAAACTTATCCTCAAACGATCATCATTCAATTTACACAGCAGCGTTGCGACCTCTTAGACAGCTTGCAAGTGGGGCAAAATGTAAAGGTATATATCAATATTAAGGGGCGAGAATGGACAAACCCTCAAGGAGAGACCAAGTACTTTAACACAATTGAGGGGTGGAAAATTGAGGTGATACAGACTACTAATGTAGCTTATCAGCAGCCAGCAGCACAAGCACCTGCACCTCCTCCACAGAGAGCACCACAGCAGGTACAACAACCGCAGCTATTTGATAACCATGGAAGAGAGCCTAACCCTGCGATATTTGACAATCAGGAAGAAGATAATTTACCTTTTTAGCAACTTAAAAATAAAGAAAAAATGGAAACAATATTCAAAATAGGAATGAAGGTCTATGACCAAGTATTCTTTCCAAACAGAGATGGAAAAATAGTACAAATTTATAATAAAAGTAATAGGATTCAAATAGAGGTTAAATTCTTTTCAAATCTTAGGTTAGAACCTTTATGTATGCAAGATAGTGTCTTTTACACTGAGAAAGGTAATATGATTAACTTTTGTGCTGGTATTAATTGTGAAACATCTACTCTCTCGACAGAACCTTATAAAGTAGAACTACAAGGCTTTGAACAAAAAGCGCCCGTACCAACTTTTGAAGATGCTATCAAATGGTTACAAGAAAACAATAAGTATGATGTTTCAATAAGTGATGATTCTACTGTAACATACTTCACAAAAAAAGAGAATTATTCTGCATTTGAAGCCCTTAGAAAACTAACAATTCTTAGAGACTATTACAATGAGGGTTGGCAACCTGATTGGGAAGATGAAGAGGAAAAGTTTAGTATCCAAGTTTGTGAGGGAGAATTTCACACTTTTGAATCTATTGAATGTCAAAGGGTGGTTTCTTTCAAAACAGAAGAAATCAGAGATAAATTTCTCGAAGAACAAAGAGAACTGTTAGAAATTGCAAAACCTTTATTATGACAAAAGCAATAATTGTCCTGATGTTAGCCATTAACATCCTTAGCTTGATAATTCTAAGGGACTATACCAAAGCCACTCACGCTATGGTAACAGCAATATTCCTTTATCTATTACTCAAAGACAATGAAAAAGATAACAATCCCCACTACCGTTAAAGATGGCAAGCTGGTAGGTAACCGAGAAATGGTAACTCGTGCGATTGGCTCTTTTGAGGGCTTGCCTATCAACCTAACCATTGAGAGGCGTAGCAAGAGAAGAAGTAATGAGCAAAATGCCTTCTATTGGGCTTGCTGGATACCACTCATACAGACCGCTATCTATAACGAGTGGGGGGAGTTATACAATCCTAATGAAGTGCATACGATGTTAAAGACAACTTGTAACTATGAAGAGCATGTTAATCCTGCCACTGGGGAGGTCGTAAGAGTGCCTAAGAGCAGCACCAAGCTGACCACTTACGAATGGGAGAAGGAATTTAAGCAGCAAATCAGACAGCTATGTATGGACTTTTTCGGATTAGACTTGCCTGAACCAATAAGAGATGAGGAATAAGCAAGTTTTGCCCCTCGTTAAGCAAGGATAAAAACAAGTTGTAAAGCATTGATTTTCAAAGTAAAAATATAAATAAGCAAGATTTAAAGTAAAATAAGCAATGAAACATAGCGAATTATTAGAAGAAATCGAATACTTAGAACGCTCGGTAAGTAACCTAAGAAAAAAGTTAGAAAACGCCCCAGTAATCTCTGAAAGAGGTCAAAGAGACCGAGATAAAGAGTATAGAATTATCGAGGTAATGGTTAAGAATATGGACTTATATAGCAAGAAAACATTCTTAGCCTTGAAGTTAGGGTACAATAACTTCACAGAAGCTGCTAATACTTTAGGAATTAAGAAATTCGACGAATTGTGTAAAGAACGTTTTGGATAATTATTTTTTTCATTATTGACTCCCCGATTGGCAAGCTCTCACGTTCGAGCCGTGAGCGGGGCTAAAAAAGAGAATTGATAATTATGGTATATGGATACATTCGGGTGAGTAGTGACAAACAAACAATAGAGAACCAGCGATTTGAAATTACTAATTTTTGTAAGAAAAAAGGATTGTTAATAGACGACTGGATAGAGGAAACTATTAGTGGTACAAAGAACTATAGCAAACGAGAACTTGGCAGGTTACTCAAAAAAGTGAGGAAAGACGATATTATCATTTGCAGTGAATTGTCTCGCCTTGGACGTAACCTATTTATGATTATGGAGATACTGAATATCTGCATGGCAAAAGAGTGTCGCGTTTGGACAATCAAGGACAACTACCGCCTGGGCGATGATATACAGAGCAAAGTCCTTGCCTTTGCTTTTGGGTTATCTGCTGAGATAGAGCGTAACCTTATCAGCCAGCGAACCAAAGAAGCTTTGGCAAGGAAGAAGGCAGAAGGTGCAAAACTTGGACATCCTCAGGGTTTCCGTTGTAGGCTTAATCCCCAATGTGCGATGAAGCACGAATGGATAATAAAGGAACTCACTAAGGGTACAGAAAAAACAGTTATAGCCAAGAAACTGAAGGTATCTAAGACAACTTTCTATCGTTATCTCGTATATACAGGGCTTCATACACCTATCAATTGTCAGCAAGAAGGATGGAAAGAATATGGGATATACCATTAAATAAATGTTTGAAAAAAGATTTTATATGAAAACACTATATAAATCAATCATAGAGACCGCAGAGCAGGCGGGAATAAAAGTACTTTCAGATGCACGTTGTTGTCAGTTATTAGCGTGGGTGTTGGAGATAGGAGGTTATACAGAGGAAAGTACTCATAATATCAAACTTAATCAAGATATTCATATAGCGCAAAAACGCCTGAATATATTAGGAGGTGAAACACCTAAAGCAGAATTAATAACCATATTTCAGAAGTATCATTCAGAGCTACTAAACTATTTAAACAAAAAGACAAAAAAGCCTCAATGGCTAATAGACTTTGAAAATTACTATAAACTGAAACCTTACAAAAATAATTAACAACCGATTTGAGAGGAGATTGAGTGCGCATAAATCTTTATCAAATCTCTAATTTCAAATCAAAATGAACGAGTATCAAGAATTTTTAAAACAGAAGCAAAAAGCAAAGGAGCATAAAGGCTTTGCCGCTTTGCCGATGAATGATAAGCTGTTTCCTTTTCAGCAGTTCATTGTAGAACGCAACCTCAGCAAAGGAAAACACGCTGTATTTGCAGATTGTGGATTAGGTAAGACCGTAATGGAGCTTGAGACAGCAAGCCAAATTGTAAGACACACTAATAAGCCCGTGTTAATCCTTGCTCCGTTGGTAGTGGTGGCACAGACCAAAAGGGAAGCCGAAAAGTTTGGCTTTGACCTTGACAAGGTAACCATTACCAACTTTGAGAATTTGCATAACATCAATCCGCAGGAGTATGCAGGGTTGATAGTCGATGAAAGTTCAATAATGAAGAACTTTGAAGGGCAAATCAAAAAGCAACTTTTTGAGTATTTCCACAATACACCCTATAAGTTTGCTTTTACAGCTACTCCCTCCCCTAATGATCCTATGGAGTTAGCTAATCATTCAGAGTTTTTGGGCTATCAAAGTAGATTAGGAATGCTTGCTACCTACTTTATCAATGACCAAGACCACACGAGCAAATGGCGATTAAAAGGGCATGCAGTTGAGAAGTTCTACCAGTTCGTATCAGATTGGGCAATAATGCTTACCAATCCCGCTGATATAGGTTACCCAATGCAAGGGTATGACTTATCAGAGGTGATATACAAGGAACACCAGCTTATCACTGAAAACGACTTTAGCAATGGTATGTTATTCCCAAGTTTAGCTGTATCAGCTACTGAATTTAACAAGGAACTAAGGAGAACAAAAGAGCAGCGAATAGCCAAAGCTATAGATATAGCTAATGCGAATGAGGAGCCACACATTGTATGGGTGAAACATAATGACGAGGGGAAAGAAGTTACTGCGGGTATTCGTGGGGCAGTAGAAGTGTCAGGGAGTGATAAGCCTGAAGAAAAAGCGCAAAAGCTGTTAGACTTTGTAGATGGGAAGTTTAGGGTATTGGTTACCAAACCTAAGATAGCCCAGTACGGATTGAACTTTCAACACTGCTTAAATCAAACCTTTATGAGCCCTGACTTTTCTTTTGAGGGTTTTTACCAAGCTGTGAGACGATCCCACCGATTCGGAAAGAAAGGAGATGTAACAGTTAATATTGTAACCACTGATACTATGCAGAATGTCATTAGTATCATCAAAGAGAAAGAGAAACAATTCAAACAAATGCAACAATTAATGATTAATAACCAAACACTATGGAACAACCAAAATTCACAGCTATACACGGCGATTGCGTAGAGGAGGTAGCTAAACTCCCTGATAACAGCATAGACTTTTCAATATTTAGCCCTCCCTTTGCTGAGTTGTATGTCTATTCAGATGATATACGAGACATGGGCAATTGCCAAGATTATGAAGAGTTCTTTGTACATTTTCAATTCCTTGTGAAAGAGTTAGCGAGAGTAATTAAAAGCGGGCGATTGGTAGCGGTACATTGTATGGACTTACCTGCTATGAAAGGGAAAGACGGATATATAGGGCTCAAAGACTTTTCAGGCATGCTCATTCAGGCTTTTGAGAAGGAAGGGTTTATTTACCACGATAGAGTAACAATATGGAAGAGCCCAGTAGTGGAAATGACACGAACCAAATCAATAGGGCTACTACATAAGACCATAAAAAAAGATAGCAGCTTGTCTCGCACAGGTATTCCCGATTACATCTTAGTCTTTCGCAATGCAGGTGATAACCTTGTACCAATTACCCACCAAGATAAAGACGAGAACAAAGAGAATTACCTCCCCGTGAATTTATGGCAAAAGTATGCTGAGCCAGTGTGGTATGACATCAACTACTCCGATACCTTGCAATATACCTCTGCTCGTGAGGAAAAAGATGAGAAACACATTTGTCCTTTACAATTGGACACGATCAGGCGTTGCTTGCACCTGTGGAGTAATGAAGGAGATACAGTACTAAGCCCTTTTGGAGGGATAGGCAGTGAGGGATACGAGAGTCTAAGGCTTAATCGCAACTATATAGGGGTAGAGCTTAAGGAATCCTATTATAAGCAAATGCAGCGAAATCTAAAGCGTATGATTGCCGAAAAAATGCAACCTAAATTATTCTAAGTACTCATTCATTTTTACTTGTCTTATGCCCTCGCTTGTACTTGGCGTGTATGTTCAAGGAGAGGGCTTAGGGCAAGGTAAAAATACAAAAACTAAAAAACCATGACAACAAAAGAATTAACATTCAAAGAGAGTTGGTTCGAAGCAATGCGACATCTACCTCAAACAGAACAGAAAAAAGTAACCATGGCTATATTGCATTATGCATTTGCCGATGAGGACTGGGAAAAAGTCTTAAAACCACAATCAAGGGCAGTATTCCTGCTAATCAAAGCAGACTACCACATGCAAGAGAAATTAGCATAAGAAGTAATTATCACGTTCATTTAAATAACAAATCATGGAAAGAAAAGTATTACAATTTGAATCAAGTTGGTATTATGCTATCAAGGATTTATCAAAAGAAATTCAATTAGAAGTATATATGGCAATTTTTGATTATGCCTTTAATGGAATGGATAATACAGATACCCTTAAACCAACGGCAAAAGCAATATTTATTCTAATAAAAAACGAGATTGATAATAATCAATAAGACAAGCAACTATGAAAGATACTTTTATCCTTAAAACTAAATACGGAAGTATAATCAACAGATTGTCCGACAAGCAGGCAGGCGTTTTATTCAAAATGTTATTTAACTATGTGGAGAACGGGGCAAATGCAGGCTCAACAGATGAGAGAGTTGATATGGCTTTCGAATTTATTAAAATGGATTTGGATACTTTTTCAGAGAGTTACCAAAAGAAAGTTGAAGCTAATAAGGAAAATGGAAAAAGAGGGGGTAATCCTAATTTTGTAAAGGGTAAATCTAATCCTTACTACAAAGAAAAAGATAACCCAAACATTACCGAAGATAACCGAACATTACCGAAGATAACAGAAGATAACCCTAATGATAATGATAATGATAATGATAATGATATTTCTTTTTTAGAAAAAAAGAAACAAAAAAGCGACGCTGCGGTTTCTGATTTGGAAAATGAAAATTCAGAATCTCCCTTAGAGACCCTTCAAGCTCCAAAAGAACAAAGCGGCAGCGGGCGGAAGAAATTCACCATACCAACCCCTGAAGAAGTGCAGGCTTATTGCGATGAGCGCAAGAATGGCATTTCAGGGCAACAATTCTGCGACTTTTACAGCTCTAAAGGATGGAGAGTAGGTAGTCAGCCAATGAAAGACTGGAAAGCAGCGGTACGTACATGGGAGGTGCGGAGAAAAGACACCACGCCCTCTATAACGCAACCACAAGCGCAAATTTCGCCACCAAAACGTATCCGCTTTGACGAATACGGAAACGAGATAGTTTATTAAAAAAATAGCCTTTAAAATGCAAAATAAAAATATACCACATGACCCAGAATTGGAGGGAATAGTTATCGGGGGTATGCTCATAGAGCAGCGAGGAGTTTCTGAGGTAGTTGAGGTGGTGAAGGATACGAATGTGTTTTACAACCCTAAAAACGCCATTGTTTATGACGCTATCCTCTCCCTATACAAGTCCTCGCAAGGGGTGGACATGATGACCGTGAAAACGGAGCTTCAGAGAACAGGCAAGCTCAAAGAAGCGGGAGGAGGTAGTTATCTTGTGGCGCTCACAGAAAGGGTATCCTCTTCAGCGCACATACAGAACCACGCCATACTTCTTATGCAGCTTTATGTTAAGAGAAAGAGTATCGAGGTAGGTTATAACCTTGCTGAGCAGTCGTACGAGGAGGATACTGACATCTTTGAAGTATTAGATAATTCCTACAAAGAGCTTGATAAGATTTCTGATTGGCTTTCGATTAAGCAACCTAAAGAGATAGGCGATTATCTGACAGAAGTACTCAGACCAAGAGCTGAAAGAGATAGTATTCCTATGGCTGTGAGAGATATTAACCTCAAGCTAAATGGCTATCAACCAAGTGACCTTGTAATCATTGCAGGACGACCTGCAATGGGAAAAACAGCATACGCTCTAAGTGATGCTCTCCATCAGGCACGAATGGGATACCCTGTAGGGATATTCTCTCTCGAAATGAGTGCAAGACAACTTACAGCGAGGCTCTTCGCTAACTATGCGGGTATAGATGGTAATAAATTAGCTTTTGGCTCACTATCTCCAAGTGAGATGGAAGTAGCAGCAAGTTTTAGACCCTCATTCGGAAAGCTGCCATTGTACATTGACGATGAACCTTTCATTACTCTTTTATCGCTTAAAATAAAAGCGAAAAAGTGGGTGAGAGAAAAAGGGGTAAAGATAATTTACATAGACTATCTCCAACTCATCAGTAACTCACAAAAAGGACGCACGAGAGACCAAGAGATAAGCGAAATATCTCGCACTCTTAAAGGGTTGGCTAAGGAGTTAGATATACCTATCATAGCACTATCACAATTATCTCGTGGAGTAGAAACACGAGGGGATAAGAGACCCATGTTATCAGACCTTCGTGAGTCAGGAGCTATCGAACAAGACGCTGATAATGTATTATTCCTCTATCGACCTGAATACTACGGAATACCAACTTGGGAGGATAATACACCAACAACCAATGAGGTTGAAGTTATCATCGCTAAATTTCGTAACGGAACAACTGGAGGGATAATAGCAGGTTGTCAGTTACAGTACATGCGTTTTTTTGAACGAGGGGGGCTAAATAATCCTTTTCCTTATCAAGAAAAAGAACTACCAAAAATTGACCCTAAAAACAACAGTCCATTTTAAAGAAAACGAATATGAAAAGTACAAAATTTTTAACAGAACTCAGAGCACGAGGGCTACAAATCTCTGAAAAGGAAGCGGAGCACCTCATGGAAATAGCTGTATCTAATTACAGAGAAAACAAGGTAAAACCTATTTTAAAGCGGGAAAATATGGCGCATTACCTTATCCTTGCATTAGCATTCTCGGACGCTACTAATGAGCTATTACACATGATTGACGAGAGTAATTTAAGATATAAATTCAAAAGCAACTTCAAGAATGTAAAAAAGCATACAAGAGATATTGTGGAGGAGTTTTACAGAGTGAATAAAGCCGATACTCAACTCCTTGAAGCGTTCAAGTCATACGCTGATGATATATCTGAAATCGTGTACCTACACTTGGATACTATTAACTCAAATACGCCTTAATAGAACTATGAAAAAACAATCATTAAAAGAAAAAGAAGTAGTCGAGTTATTCGAGCACGCCACCCGCAACCTCATCAAAGAATTTTGCCACAAGCAAGACCTACAATTTGAATTTGACAATTACGACATCGTCAAGGGCATTGTATGCCTATCCGATTACTTCTTCAATATCGAGGATATATACTTCGATATGAAGGAAAACAAACCCAAAGGAAAGATACTGCAATGGTACGATTACATTCTTGAGAATGAAGTGAAGATTAACTACTATTCCTATTGCATGGGATTGAGAAAGGAACAATTAAGTAAAAAACATGAAAATCATTGACCTATTCAGCGGCATTGGTGGCTTTTCACTCGGCTTTCAGCGGGCAGGCTACCAATTTACAGAGCACTATTTTTCAGAGATAGATAAACACGCCATCGCAAACTATAAATACAATTTTCCAAATGCAAAACACATCGGAGATATTACCTCTATTCACGGAGGAGACTTTACAGGAATTGACATTATCACATTCGGATCGCCTTGCCAAGATTTCTCACTTGCTGGAAAAAGAGAGGGACTTAAAGGAGCCAAAAGTAGCCTTATCCAGTACGCAATTGCCCTCATTGCTGACATCAGACCAAGTGTATTTGTCTGGGAGAATGTTAAGGGAGCATTCTCCTCAAATGCTGGCGCAGACTTTTGGGCAATTCTCCAAGCTCTTGCCAACATTGGGGGTTATACAATCGAATGGCAATTGCTTAATACAAGCTGGGTATTACCCCAAAATAGAGAGCGGATATACCTTGTCGGACATTCTGGAGGAAGAAGTATCCCAGGAGTATTTCCTATCAGAGAAGTTACAAAAGATAGTTGTAAAAAGACAAGGAACATATACGACTATTCACGAACAATACTAAGAGGATATAAGAATAGCTCTTCTACAGGTAGCTTTATAAAAACTAAAGATAATAAGATAAGATACTTAACAGAAATAGAATGCGAACGACTGCAAGGGTTTCCTGACAACTTCACTCAATATGGTGACTATAACGGCATAATAAAACCTATTGCTAAGACCCAACGATACAAGCTCATAGGCAACGCCGTAACCGTGGATATAGTAGAATTAATAGCAAAACGATTAAAATTTATAGAGAATGAAAAATCTACTTGTAACTGTATCAGGAGGGCGTAGCTCGGCTCGTATGGCTCGGCATATACAGACCCACCCCAAGTATGCTGATTATAATAAAGCCTTTGTTTTCTGCAATACAGGAATGGAAAGACCTGAAACCATTGACTTTCTGAAAAACATAGTGAAGTATTGGGAAATTCCTCTTACAATCATAGAGGGTGTATATTCCACAGAGAAAGGCGTAGGGGTGAGCTACAAGGTGGTAGATTTTGACACTATGGACATGAAAGCTAAAGTATTTGCTAATATGATAGCTCACTATAACAAAGGTCATTATAACGGTCTGCCTAATATGGGTGCTCCTTATTGCTCTGACTATCTAAAAAGTAACCCTACTAAGAAGTTTGCTAATGACACCTTCGGAAAAGGGAAGGACAGCTATCAATTAGCTATTGGTTACCGCAAGGAGGATATGCCCAAGCGTATTAGCTGGGCAGAGATAAAAGCTGACACTAAGCGTATATTTCCATTGCTGACAGACTTTGAAACACCTATAGGACAGCAGGAACTCAACAAATTTTGGGATAACCAACCTTTCAAACTCGGCATACATAACAAGTATGGCAATTGTGAGCTTTGTTGGAAAAAGAGTACTCCTAATCTTATAGAGAATATCAGATACGGCACCCGCTTTATTGATTGGTTCAAGGAAATGGAAAGCACCTATCAGAGTACTATGTTTAGGGATCACAGGAGTATAGACGATTTGGTGAAGTTAGCCCAAGAACCCATACAGCTATCCTTTCCATTTGAAACAGCTGATGGCTGTGTATGTAGTTTTTAATCTTAAAAACCTTTATAAAAATGAATAAAACAATTCAAGAACTCGTCCCACTTATTCATAAGTGGGCAAAAGAAAGGGGAATTTTTGATAAAAGCACCCCATTTGACCAACTCCTTAAGACCCATGAAGAGGTTGGCGAGCTTATCAAAGCGTGTTATGACAATGACAAGCCAGCTATCCAAGATGCAATAGGTGATACTATGATTTGCCTTATTAACCATTGCTATTTAAAAAATTTGGATTTCATTTTTCACTATGAAGAAGTTTATCCAAAGGAAGCTCTTGATAATATCTCACAAACTACATCCGCTATATCTGCTAATAATATATTAGCAGAACTATTTGAGGTAGAATATAAACAAGAGAAACTATATTTATACTCCTATAAAATAGAGCATATACTTTACATACTCCATTGTATCGCCTTATCAGAAGACACAACCTTAGAAGCCTGTCTGAACATCGCTTACAACGAGATAAAAAACAGAACTGGAAAAATGATTAACGGTAAATTTGAGAAAGATTAATTAAAAAAGAAAATGATGCAAATTATAAACAATAAAGGAGCCATTATTGGACAACAAATTAACTTAGGTAACATTGATAATTTAAATATCGATGACTTATTTAAAGATAATGTCAATATGAAAGATAAAATCAAAGCAGAAATAGTAGCTCATAGTAAAAGAGCTAATACAGGTGAAGAGATAATCACCTATAAACTAACATTTCCACGTATTATTCTTAGTGAAGTGAATACTTACAAGATGTTAGAAAAAAACACATCTTCATCTCGTGCCATACCTTTTGAGAAAATGGTTGAGGTTGTCGATAAAGAACCTTTCGTGCCATTGGCTTTTCAAACCCATCATAAAGGAATGCAAGGTACAGAATACATAACTAATCGAGAGGAAATAGATTACCTTGAAGTTAAATGGTTAATAGCAAAAGACACTGCTGTAGAAAGTGCTTATCAATTATACAATAATGGAATCACAAAACAACTTACTAATCGAATCCTTGAACCTTTCATGTGGGTAACACAGCTCTGCACCGGCACTCGTGAATCCTTTAAACATTTATTTGAACAGAGATGTCCTATTTATGATATTTCTAATGATGTGCTAAGATTAGCAGGAAGTGATACAAAAACATCTTTTAAAAGTAAAAAAGAGGTGATAAAGAAATTTCCTCAGCTATCTAAGAAAGATGATTTGTGGTGGTTACAACGTAATAAAGGGCAAGCTGAAATTCACTTTATGGACTTAGCAGAGAAAATGTATGATGCTTTGAATGAATCTACTCCAGTAATAATGAATGATGATGAATGGCATATTCCTTTTAGTGAAAGACCAGAATTTATTCCTGAAATGAGTTTGAAGGATAAAATTATGCTTTCTTGTGCTATGACAGCCCGTGTAAGTTATACAACTATTAATGATGATGATGTTCTTACATTAGAAAAAGCTAAAAACATATATGATAAATGTGTTGAGTCAGGACATTTTTCTGTCGTATCTCATTGTGCTAAGTGTATGACTGATTATGAATATGATACTTGGATAAAAGGAAAGTGTGAAAAAAGCGAAAAGCTTAATATTTTAGCTATCCCTAATGAAGCAAAGGGATTCAATAAGAATTTAAGAGGCTTTGTAAGCCTAAGGCAATATATTGAAGATAAATCTGATTTTAACTATGAATAAGAACTTAATTGTACTATCAGGAAAGAAAAGAGTAGGAAAGGACACCGTAGCTAATCTATTCAATGACTACACCCAACGTAAATACGCACTAAGAGCCTTTGCCGAGCCAGTCAAAGAGATAGTGTCCCAAGCAGTAGGAACAAACTCATACACATTAGACCTATACAAGGAAAACCGATTAGTAGCTGTCAATGGTATACAGAGTAACCTAACCATAAGGGAGCTGTACCGAAAGACAGCCGACTTTTACAAGGAACTCCTTGGGGAGGATATATTCGCTAAATTAATGCTAAGGCGTTTAACTTACGAGAAATGCGAATTTCCAAGGGTGATTATCACAGACATGCGCTTCAAGGTAGAATATGAGCAGATGGAACTAATTGATCCTATCTTTATCCGTGTAAAAAGAAACATGGGTAATATGGATACCCACCCATCCGAAACAGACCTTGACGATGTCCCTGATAGTGATTTTCACTTTATCATAGATAATACAGGTACAAGGACACAACTCAAGGAACAAGTGCAAACCATTGTCAAAAAGTTAAGAATATGAAATTATATATCTCAGGAAAGATTAGTGGGACAGACCTCTCTCATACTCGTAAGAGGTTCAGTGATGTCGCTGACAAACTCCAATCATTAGGACACGAGGTTACCAATCCTCTTTGTAACGGACTATCTGAAACAGACCCATGGGAGGCACATATTGCAAAGGATATTGCTAACCTATTGCAATGTGAGGGTATATACATGTTACAAGGATGGGAGGAAAGTCAAGGAGCAAGGATAGAACATGCTATGGCAAAAGATGCTAAGTTAATAGTATTTTACGAATAAAAAAGTAATGATTTAGGGTTATAAGGAGCTTATTTCTGTATCCTCGTAACCCTTTATTTACTTGGCTTTTAAATCATAATTTAACAAAATGAGTTATATTTATTGTTGGTTTTATTGTCGTTTTTACATACGTTTTTACATACGTTTTTGCATGTGTAAATGTCACTCATTTTCAAATAATTATATAAAAAAATTGTAGGAATAGTTTAAATATTTTTGTACCTTTGCGCTTTGTAAGTATTTAACAAAATAAGGATATAGTAAATCTATGAAAACAAATATAGTAATGAAGAGTGCCGACCGTAATTTATTTGGCATAATCATCAAACAAAACACCAAAAACGGACAAAGTCTATCCGTTACTGATCTTATAAAAGCGTACGAAAAAGCAAGGTTTCAGTATGGGTGGAGCGAGAAAAATATATCTATGATAATGAACTCTCAGGGTTTCATCGAAAGGGTATATCATATTCTAAATGAGAGGGGTATGATAAAAGTAAGTTTTCTTAGTTTTATGGAGTTTATTAAAAATGAAGGTTTTATAAAAGTACTCAAAGGATTGGGTGTTTGGAAAACTACAGGGAGAGGAGAAAATAAAGCAACTTATGCAGACCCTTATATATGGGTATTATTGGCTATGGAACTAAACCCTCTCATATATGCAAAAGTGGTAATGTGGCTCACTGATAGTCTTATTTTCAACCGAATATTAGCAGGAAGTGAGTTTGTACCTATGAACAGGGCAATTGCTTCTATTATCCCAAATCCTGAATATTCCCTTTATTGCCGAGAAATCAATAATAAAGTATTTGGGCGGCATGAAAGAGGTATAAGAGACACGGCAACAGACAAGGAACTAAGGCTAATTTCTGATATTGAAAAGTTTATTATACAACTCATAGAACAAGGAATATTAACCAACGAACAACAACTTCTAAGAGTAATTACTAACTACAAAGCCGCCTAATGACAACAAATGTAACAACCCCTAAAATAAAGAACAAGAACAGCAGACAGCTAAAAAGGAGTCTTCGTATAATGAAAGCATTTCTCCTTATTAAGTTTGCTCACTTATATAGTCAGCGATGCCTACATCAATCCTTAATGAAGTCAAAGAATGACTATCACACAGCGGAGAATGTATCCAATATGATAAATGATATATTCGGAGGACAGACCACCCCTCAAGATTTTATCTGTGATAAGAACGAGCAAGCAGATAAGTGTATTAACCTAACCGAGGAGATGAAATCATACGAAGGATTACTAAAAACACTAAACATTGACCATAAAGATGTATATGCTTTTTGCGCTGATGTAGAGTATAACAACTCAGTTCCATTATTCAGATGTTATGGACAACTTGCTATGTATGTAATAGGTCATATTATGAATTACGACTTAGGAATGATAACCAAAGATGAAGCCTTAAAAAAAATACAACACCTTAAGGATTTTGAATTTGCTCCTAAAAACCTGTTTATGGTAACTCGTAAGATAATGGTTCAAGTAGAAGAGTCTTTTGGGTTAGTCTTTTTGATAAGAACTGGAAGAAAATTCAAAAAAGAGCATAAGGACAAAAAATTTAAAGTGACAATAAAAAAGTAATGTACCCCTATGAAACACCAAGAAAGCACCCTACAAACCTCCTGTGTGAAATGGTTCAGGCTCCAGTATCCTAACCTCGTGATATATGCCGTCCCTAATGGTGGCAGTCGCAACGTTCGAGAAGCACAACGCCTCAAAGCTGAGGGAGTACTCTCAGGGGTTGCAGACCTAAATGTATTACTTCCTAAAGGAAAGATAATTTACATAGAGATGAAAGTAAAAGGTAATCGCCAAACTGACAACCAAAAAGCCTTTCAACAAAAAGCCGAGGCGCTCGGATATAAGTACTATGTATGCTACAGCTTTGACGAGTTCAAAGCAATCATAGAAAAGGAATTAACCACCACTGACAACTAACAACTAACAACTGATATACCATGCTTGAAAAAATTAAAACAGCCATTGAGGACATCACCCAAGAACCTCTGAAAGGGAGAAATGTATACCTGAAATTATTTTGCGGACTTGCTTACAAACATTCTTTTTCTACTCAAAAAGAAGTTGCCGCTTTCTTAGATATTCCTATCACAAGCGCTGCCTATTATCGCAAAGAACATATTAGCATGTGCGAGAATACAGAATACCGACAACTTTGCAAAGAAGTAGAGGATAAAATATTGTAATTCTATACCATTTTCATATTAGTTTATTAATTTCTTTCAACAACAACACCACTCCTAAATTATAGAGTGGTGTTTTCTTTATCCTGCTCGTACTGCTCCTTTTGTTGCAAGGCGTCCGATTCCTTACGTACAAGGTACTCTATTAGGTTAGCTTGCGACATTCCTTTCTTTTCGGAGAGTGATTTTAATAAAGCGATAAACTCTTCAGATACCCTAATATTTAAGGCTTTTCCTTTTATTCTTTCTCGTGCCATATTTATATTTATTTTTTTGCAAAGATACGTATTATTTTAATGTAAATATATATGTATATACATTTAACTTTACACAAAGAAAGATTTATGATTTCATTAACTTTGTGTATAGTAAAAAGTATATACCTTTGCACTGTCAAAATGAAACAAGAATATTAATCATTAAATAATATAAAGATGAAAAAGTCAATCAAAAAACAAGAAACGCAAATATTCTATGAATGGTGCTATAGTAAGTTTGAAGTGCGTACAAAATTAGAACTCAAAGGGCGCGGTATAACTAAATCAGAATACAATAATGATATATACTTTGTAACACCCAAAGCCTTTCAAAAACTTGAAAAAACATACACTTGCACTCGTTATGATGTTTATTCATTAGCTAACTAATATCACAGACCTAAGCAAGTCTAAAAACTGCTTTCAACTTAAAAAAACAACCTAAAAAACATACGAATATGAAAATGTTAAACCTTTCATCAATAAAAGACCAGTTAAAAGATAAAAACGGCTTTATTGACACATATTTAATTAAAAAATACATCTTTGAAAAATTTAGTGATTATAAGTTCAAAGACCCTAACAGAGGGTCTTATATAAGTGATAATTCAGTTTTTGCCTTACAGCAAGGTATTGATTGGTGTAATGATATAATAAAAGAAAATCAACTTATAGAAAGAAAATGTATTAGTTTAGAATTAGTGTTTAAACATGAAGAAACCATTACAGATGATATATACCATGAATTCTTTTTTGACAACGAAGATTGTAGCTATAAAAAAACTTATTTCATAAAAGTAGAGCTTATCAGAAACCCCTTAACAGATGAAAAAACAGCTTATCTAAATATAGACCCAGTATATCAATAAACCGAACAGCCCTGAGCAAGGCGTAAAAAGGCTCAATTTTTCAAATATTAATCATTAAATATAGAACCTATGACAACCATTAAAACACTATCAGAAATGAATTTTGACACCACTCTCAAAGTGGCAAAAGTAAGGGGCGGGTATGCCATTGTTAGTGGCTACAATAAGTTAAGCAAAGCCTTTAAAACAGAAGCCCTCGCACAAGCTGAACTTGAAAAGAATGGCTCTTTCTATGCTTATTGGGCAAAGAGTGCAAGTGCATCAATTGTCAATGCGTATGGGGCTGGTCTAACTAAAAAAATATATGTATAACACCTAAACACCTACCAAAATGAAAGTAGAAACCAAATACTCAACCAATCAAAAAGTCTATTTCATGCACGAAAACAGAATAAAAAGCAGTGAAATAGCTGTTATAGATATTAATATCGTAGCTAACACAAACACCACTGAGATTAAATACAGAGTGTTTAATTTACCCAATTTCTTTTTACTCGAGAAAGAAGTATTTAGCAGCAAAGAAGAATTATTAAACTATTTAGCCAACAATTAAAACACCTACCAAAATGAAAAATACAGATAAAAAAACAGTCTTTTGCCTTGCTTGGCAATTCTTCAAGCAAACAGGGTATACCTTTTCAGAATGCTTAAAAAAGGCATGGGCAAACATCAAGCTAAAAGCTAAAATGAAAAGCCAAATCGTGCGCTTTTACTTTTTAAAAGTAGACGGCACTATCAGAGAGGCTTGGGGTACGATTTGCCCTACTATAGTACCACCTACAGAGCACACCACTAACCGCAAAGCTAATGATACAATACAGGTGTATTATGATACAGAGAAACAAGAATATCGCAGCTTTAAAAAATTCAACCTTGTAGCGTAAAAAAAGCCCCTCGCTTTTGAGGGGTTTAAAATATTTTTTGTACCTTTGATGATAGTAATAAAAAAACGAAAAATATTCAAAAAAAATACGAACTTTATACGAACAGACATTGCAGCCATCTTTTATATTATCCCTACCTTTGTGCTATCAGCGGGGTAGAGCAGTTGGCAGCTTGCGTGTTTAACTTGCACGAGGTCGTTGGTTCGAGTCCAACCCCCGCAACTAATAAAATATCACAATATGAAAGTATTAACATTACAAATCAAACGCCCTTACTTAGAGGCTATTTTATCAGGTGAAAAAACTGAAGAATATCGCGAAATTCGTCCAAAAAATGCTCATAAGTTCGTTATTCAGAACCCCGAAGCAGAAGAGGATGATGAATGGTTACAACCAGTAAAATATGACACCATCAAGTTTCTTAATGGGTATGACACAAACAGACCAGAGGCTATTGTAGAAGTCAAAAATACTCGCATTGAGTTATCTGTAGATGAAAAAGGTGAATACATCACCTATGAAGAAGATGGTGAAGAATACATAGAAGCCCAAATGGTTTATACATTGGGCAAGGTGTTAAGCACTAAAAACATTTAATAACCCTTTAAATATTCAGCTGAGTTAGAAAAACAAACGTACAAAAGCAAATCAACAGGGCATCAGGTGTGAGTAGAGTTGCCCGTTATGGTAGAAATGAGAAAGGTCAAGCGTTGTCACAAAAACAACGTAGACGAAACGTATATATTGCCTTTCGTAAACAAGCTGGTTTGTCAGCAGGTTAATCTATGAATATCTACCAACACACCCAGCAAGTAATTAACACGGTTAAGGCTAAAACTAACCGTGTTTTACTGTTTTATTCTTGTGGCAAAGATAGTATTGCATTACTACACTGGTGCGCCAAAAACTTCGATGAGGTAGTATGTGTATTTATGTACTTTGTAAAAGATCTTGTGCATATCAACAAATACATAAACTTCTCAATAAAACAATACCCTAATATCAAATTCTTACAACGTCCTCACTACGCCCTTACCTATATCAATAAATCAGGGTTATTCTGTACCCCTCAAAATACACGCATACTCAAACTATCAGATATTATACAATCAGTACGCCTTGAAACACAAATTGAGTACGTATTCTTAGGAATGAAACAGTCCGATAGTATGAATAGGCGTATAATGTTACGACAATACGAAATGCAAGCCATTTCACCCACAAAACTCATATATCCATTTTCACTATGGAAAGATAAAGATGTATTGCGATACATTAGCAATAACCGATTACCAAAGCCTATCCAATATGGAAACAAGAAAAGCAATGGAGTAACATTTGACCTTGATGTATATCTATACCTACGAGAGCATTATCCTGATGACTTGCAAAAAATATTAGATGTTTACCCATTATCTGAAAAAATACTATTCGACTATGATCAAAAAAACAAAAACACAAAAGGAACTATACAAGCAAAGTGAAACCATCACCATAAACCGTTCACAAATAAACTTTGCCCCTTTCAATCCTAAAAAGCATACCGACGAGCAAATAGCGCAAATGCGTAAAAACATCAAAAATGTAGGATTTTTAGGGGGTATTATTTGGAATGAACAAACCTCAAACCTTGTAGATGGACACAAGCGAGTAATGTCCCTTGATATTATCCACAAGTACGATGGTACACCCGAAACTGACTACACAATCAAAGTAGAAAAAGTGTCTTTCGACCTCAAAACAGAAAAGGAACAAAATATATTTCAAACGCGCTCGCGTACCGAACTTGACGAAGAACTAATGAGATCACTCATTCCTGATATTGATTACCTCAATGCAGGGCTTGATGATTACGACCTCAATCTATATGCGGTCGATTATTCTTCCTTTGAAGTGCCCGACCTATCACAAGCTATAGAAGATACATACGCTCCCATAAAGCAAGAAAAAGACATTGAGCGAGAAATATCCAATGAAGAGAAAAAGCAACAAGTCAAAGAAGCAAAAGAAGCTATCAAACAACAAGCTATTGAAAAAGCCCAAAATTTAGATGCTTACGTAACGCTTTCCTTTGATAACTGGAAAAACAAAGAAGCCTTTATGCTCCGTATGGGGTTTGACCCTGAATTTAAAATGATAAAAGGGGAAACACTATCGGCAAAGGTAGAACGCATAGACTAATAACATTTAATAACTTTTGATATGAAATCACGTAAGAAGATAGATAATGAAAAATATACTGACGAGGAGCTTAAACAAGCTCTTATCAAGGCTAACGGACAACCTACTAAAGCTGCCGAAATACTTGGCGTTACCTATCCATCTGTATATGGGCGTATTCGTAAAAATCCTGAATTGGAAATGGTACAAAAAGCCTACCGAGCACGCACATTCAATGATGTATCAAACTTGGTATCTGTCATTGCTATTATGGGTGTTATTCGTGAGCCTCTTACTGATGAAGAAGGTACTGTAATACCTAATCAATTCCGTGAAGTGCCAGTTGATTATCGTACTCGTATGACAGCCATGCAAACAGTACTATCTACTTTCAAAACAGACGACGGCATAAAAGAGGAAGTGTCTGTACAAGGCAGCATAGACATTGCCCAATGGCTAAAGAACAACAACAAGAACAATGATTAAGACCCAACCTGTATATGATCCTTTGTACTTGAACAAGGATAAGTTCATCATCATCCTTTCAGGAGGAAGGGGCAGTGGAAAGTGTCTAAAAAAAGGCACAAAAGTAATTATGCACGACCTAACCCTTAAACCTATTGAAGAAATACAAATAGGAGAAAAAGTAATGGGTGATGATTTTACCCCCCGAATAGTAACCAATACCAATTCAGGGGTAGGAAAGCTATTTAAAGTAAAACAAACAAGTGGAATAGATTATGTTGTTAATCAAGACCATATTCTAACCTTAAAGAAGTCCGAGTCTTGTAAGAACGAATTAAAGAATGGCAAACCTAAACCTCGATACACATCTTATGATGATATAATAGATATTCCTATAACAGATTTCATCAGCAAAAGTAAAAGATTTAGAGAGAATTTCAGGGGGTTCAAAGTAGATAGTATTCCTTTCAATTCTCAAACCGTAGAAATACCCCCATACCTATTAGGCGTATGGTTAGGAGACGGCACTTCTATCTATCCACAGATAACAACCCCTGAACCTGAAATTCTTGAATATATATCAGAATATGCAAAAAATGAGGGTATGGTTATATCAATCAACGGAGATAGAGGTAAAGCAAAAACATATAGAATAAGGAAGCAAAGAGGAATAACCAACCCCTTAATGGATAAACTAAGAGATTACAACCTGATTGATAACAAACATATTCCTCAGCAATACATCTCCAATAATGAAAGTTGTAGATTACAATTGTTAGCAGGAATAATTGATACTGATGGATATTACAACAAGGGGAACTATTACATAACACAAAAAAATGAAACATTAGCAAGGCAAATTAAATTCACAGCCGATACGCTCGGTTTTAGAACATCAATAAAAGAAAAGAGAGCATTTTGTAATGGTAAAGATTGTGGGATTGTTTATAATATCACAATTGGAGGTGATATATGGAAAATTCCTTGTATAGTTGAACGTAAAAGAGTGTCTGAAACAGACCTATCAAAAAACAAAGATTGGCACTTATCTTATATCACGATAGAAGAAGAACCTAAAATAGGTGAATGGTTTGGGATTGCTGTAGATGGGAATCATCGTTTTCTTTTAGAAGATGGTACTGTTACTCACAACTCCTACAATGCCTCTACCTTCTTAGAACGCTTATCTTTTGAAGCTGGACATAAAATCCTTTTCAGCCGTTATACCATGGTATCAGCTCATAGCTCTATTATCCCAGAGTTTGAGGAAAAGATAGAAGCAGAAGGTACACAAGCGTATTTTAATATTACTAAAACAGCTATCAAAAACACCTTTTCAGGCTCTGAAATACTATTCAAAGGGATTAAGACCTCATCAGGTAACCAAACCGCTAACCTCAAATCATTACACGGCATTACTACTTTCGTAGGTGATGAAATGGAAGAATGGCTATCAGAGGAGGATTACGAGAAACTAATCCTTTCTATTCGTCAAAAGGGGGTGCAGTTGCGGGTTATCCTTATTTTGAACCCCTCCAATGCCGAGCATTTCATTTATAAGAAGTACATTGAAAAAACACATAAAATAGTAAAGATTGACGGAGTAGAAGTGCAAATATCCACCCACCCAGACGTATTGCACATTCATACTACCTACTTTGATAATATAGAAAACCTCAATGAGCAGTTTTTTAAGCAGATTGAGGAGATAAAAGCACAAAGCATCGCACAAGCCACCGATGAGCAAGGTAATTTTTCTCAATCTTTGTTCAACAAAACCAAATACGCACAAAAAATCATAGGACGATGGGCTGATGTATCAGAAGGGGTTATATTTACAGATTGGGAGATTGGTTATTTTGATACCTCACTACCTTATGGGTATGGACAAGATTACGGATTTTCTATTGACCCTGATACACTCATCAAAGTAGCCGTGGATAATCGTAGCAAAGTCATCTACATTGATGAAAAATACTATAACAACAAGCAATTATCCTCTGACGGGCTTTATCAGCTCAATAGCACTTTGATAGACCACCCTGACGACCTTATCGTCGCTGATAGTGCCGAGCCTCGCCTGATTGCAGACCTGAGAGACAAGGGGCTTAATATAGAGCCTTGCGAAAAGGGAGCAGGCAGCGTATCAGCAGGTATAACCACCATGCTTAATTATAAGTTAGTGGTAACCCCCGAGAGCTTCAACGTGATGAAGGAGCTAAAGAATTACGCTTGGAACGACAAAAAAGCAGGTATACCCATAGATAACCACAACCACACTATAGACGCTATTCGTTACATTACAATGAAGCTGCTAAGTGGAACCAATAACAACCTATATCAACTTGCCTCAATGATTTAGCGGAGAGTCTCCGCGGGCAACTCAAAATTAAAAACCCAAAATTCAGAAACAATGACCCAAGAAGAATTTAAACAAGATGTGTCTCTAATTGACACCACTACCTATCAAAGACAATATGATGTTAAAAAGCACGAGATATTCACCAATAAACATAAGTTTCCTGACCCTGAAATCGTAATACCTCTTACGGACGAGGTAGGTAATCCCTTATTATATAGTCAGAACAAACCACGATTTGAAAAGCGTACTCGTTCCCTTAATCGTATAGGACTGCCTTATCAAAAGCGTATCGTTGAAATCGCTACCATGTTCCAAACAGCTATTCCTTACAAATATACCGCTGAGGATAGTCCGCTCTTTGCTGCCTTTCAAGAGGTAATTAAAGCCAACAAAATGAGCTTCTCTGACAGTGCTATTTGTACAGAGGTCAAGCGCTACACCCTTGTAGCTGAGCTTTGGTATTTAGAAGAGCAGCCTAACGAACAATATGGCGTACCTACTCAATATCTATTGCGACACAAAGTGCTATCTCCGCTCAAGTACAAGCTATATCCACGCTTTGATGATAATGACAACCTTATCTCTTTTGCTATTGAAAGCACTACCAAGGATAATAAAAAGACCATATTACAGGGCTTTACCGCTGATGAGATATACACTTTTACCACAGAGAACGGAGTTACTACTACAGAGGTAAAACCTAATATAATAGGCAAAATCCCAGTAGTACTCTATCGTCAAGAAGAAACCGAATGGAATGCTGTACAGCACCTCATAGAGATAGCTGAGGTACAGCGCACTTATTTTTCTGAAAGTAATAAGAAGTTCGGAGAGCCTATCCTAATGATCGCAGGAAAGGTAGAGGGTAAAATGGCTGTCAATAATACAGGGGGCAAGGTCTATGAGGTCAAAGACGGAGGTAATGTACAATTCGTGGTACCTCCTAATGCTAATGAGAATTTTGACCGCGAAATGAGTATGAATAGGCGTGATATACACGAGTTCACCCATACACCTGACCTTTCCGATGAGTTCTATGCAGGCAAAGGGAATATGCTCTCAGGAGTAGGGCGCAAACTTGCATGGCTACCTGCTCATCTCAAGGTAAAAGATAACGAAGCTATATTTATCCCTGCCCTACAAAGGCGTATCAATATCATTTTGGCTTTCCTCTCTAAGATGTATATCCCCTTTGAGAAGGAACTCAAAACCATAGATATCACCCCTATCATCACCCCATTTGACATAGACGATGATACCGAGATGATACGTACCCTTATGGAAGCCAACGGAGGAAAACCTTTATTATCACAACGAGAAGCTATGCAACGCTTTGGTATTACAGACCCTGAAGCCCAATTACAGCAAATCAAATACGAGGAGAATAGCAACCTCAATGAAGCAAGTATCTAATGAATTACGATAACGAACATAGAAAGCACCTACTCACTTACCTACAACAGATAGAACGATTATTCTATCAGTGGGTAGGTTTTTCTGTGTCCTTGGCTCTCAAAACAGATTTCAAAGAGTTTGTTACAAAGTCCATTTTTACCTTTGCGGCTACCAAGAAAGGAAAAGCCTTTGATAAGGAGTTAGCTCATTTCAGCAACCAATTAGACCAAATCATAAAGCAAGGTATCACCAAAGAATGGGCATTTGCCAACCTCAAACAAGACCACCTACTAAGAGAAGGACTAACCAAGTATCAGAACTTAGAAGCCCTTGAGACCTTTAAGAAACGTAAGATTAAAGATTTCACGGTCTCCAATCGTGTATGGGACATCGCTAAAAAAGCCCAAACTGAAATAGAACTTGCTTTATCTGTTTCCTTGGAGGAGGGCAAAAGTGCCGTCCAACTAAGCCGTGAGGTACGCAACCTATTGAACAACCCTACTGCATTATTTCGCAGGGTAAGGGACAAATATGGCAACCTTGTACTAAGCAAAAACGCCCAAAACTATCACCCTGGGCAAGGAGTTTATAGGAGCGCCTACAAAAACGCTTTGCGCCTTGCCAGCAATGAAATCAATGTAGCCTATAAGTCCGCTGATTGGTTGCGCATACAGCAAAACCCTGATGTAGTAGGCTTCGAGGTACGCCTATCCCCACAGCACAAAGTATATGATGTATGTGATGAACTCAAAGGTAAATATCCTAAATCCTTTCACTTTCACGGATGGCATGTAGGCTGTAAGTGTCATATTGTTACTATTCTTAAGACTGACGAAGAACTTATCAAAGAACTCAAAGCCGATGAAACAATACCTCCTGAAAGTTCCTCTAATTATGTAGATGATGTGCCAAGCAACTATAAACAATGGGTAACAGATAACAAAGATAGGTTCAAGAATTGGAAAACAAAGCCATATTTTATTGAGGCTAACAGAAATGATAAGGATATATTACAGAAATTATTAGAAGTATCAAAATCTTTTCCAAAAAACTAGTAAAAGGATTTTCTAAAATAAAAAACTACCTTGAATATTTTACTTTCAAGGTAGTTAGTGAGCTTCGGGATACTATACCGCCATTACGCTCTGGTGGGCGTTGCCCTTGCAAAAGTTCTTAATACCCTTTTGCAATGCAAAGGTACAACAATTCTTTTAAATATCAACAAAAATATGAAAATTAACACTATTGACATACAAGCTACCTACCATACCTACTTTTTAGATGGAAACTACAAGGATTTACTTTGCTTTCATCCGCTCAAAAAACTAAATAGTAATGAATGGGCAGAGTATTATGGCAAAGAATACGACACTGACGATCCACAATTGGACACATTCTCTTTTTCATTGTCTTTTATCTCCAAAAGCAACCAATACGATGCATTTATATCCTTTCTATCCGCTCAAACCTATAACGATTTTCTTTTTGAGGAGCTGGGTAAGTCTTTCCGATTACGATTTGTTGGGGTGAGAAAAGCTAAAAAAGAAGAAGGCTATATCACCTATGAGGCTACTTTTGCTAATGATAATCCCTTACAGGGTTACACCTATATAGCCCCTAATGACACTTTACCTCCTTCATGTTTTTCGATTGACAACATAGACCTATCCAAGTATGGTATTTATCTATTAGAAGAGAATGAAAGCAACTTGCTAAAGAGCTACGAGGTAAAAGAGCACCTAACTACTAACAGCAGTACCATTGCGGGGGTACAATATGCTGAATATCCTAACGTATTTAAGGAACGTACCCTTGAGCTTCTCTGCTACATCAAACAGCCTATCAATCGCTTTTGGAAATTGTACGAAGCACTATTATACAACCTTTCTCTGCGAGGAGAACGTACCATTAATGCTTTTGGTAGTACCTTTAAGGCTATCTATCAAAAAGCAAGTGTAAAAGAGGTGCTTCTTACAAAAGACGCTTTGAGGGTGGAATTTACCCTTTTCTTGGTAGTAGTATGAAAAATATACAAAGAAAATACAAAAAATAAACAAACTCATATAAAGAGTATGTCTTACGCATGGTGTATCTTTGTGCTTGGAATTTAAGTACTAATCGCTGATAACTATGCAACTTCATTTTAATAGCACCTATATAGATGTCCTCCCTACTGATGAGAGCTACCGATACCGCTCCATTATGGGAGAACACACCATTACCTTATATTTTGCATTACCTTCTTATACAGATATACCTACTGGGGCATGGTGTGAATTTGCTAATGAGAGGTACACACTCAATCAGCCCGCTAAAATCGTAAAACATAACACACGACACTTTGAATATACCCTTACCATGGATAGTGAGGGGGTAAATCTCAAGAATTACAAGTTTCGTAATCCAAACGATAAGACCCTTAAATTTCCTTTTACAGCTTCCCCTCATTATCATATTCAGATATTAGTAGATTGTCTTAATATGATAGATAGCGGGTGGCAAGTAGGTAATTGTATAGAAGCCTCTGAGAAACTTGTATCTTACAACCATAATAACTGCCTCGAAGCATTGGAAATGATAGCCAAGGCTTTTGAGACAGAATACGAGATTATAGGTAAAACTATTCATTTGCATAAGGTAGAGTATTTCAAGAACAATCCCCTACCCCTCCAATATGGCAAAGGCAAAGGCTTTAAAACGGGTGTAAGTCGTACCACAGAACAAAGCCGTATCACCCGCCTCTATGTACAAGGAGGAGAACGTAATATTGACCGCTCTAAGTATGGTAACAAAGAATTATTACTCCCTAAATCACAAGAGTACATTTATGAGGGTGTAACATTCATTTCAGATGACAAAGGGCTATCAATAGCTATCAAGAATGCGCAAAATAACGGATTTATCAATGAGCAAAGCCTTGATTTGTCTCATATATATCCTAAACGTAAAGGTACAATTACAGAAGTATTTGAAGTGGATCACGACAAACACTTCTATGATTTTACCGATACCTCCATACCTCAAGCCCTTGATTTTAATGCAATGCAAATCAAAGGTGAAAAAATGCTTATCTACTTCGAAAGCGGTATGCTCTCAGGGCGTGAGTTTGAGGTACAGAAATACGACCACAATCAAAAAAGGTTTCAACTCGTACCAAAAGAGGAAGACGGCGTAACAATGCCTAATGACATATTCAAACCTGCCATAGGTGATGAATATTCCGTCTATAATATGCAAATGCCTAATGCTTATATTTGTGATGATAACACTAAAACGGGTGCCAGCTGGGAGATGATGAAAGAAGCGTGCAAATACCTGTATGAAAATAGAACAGACATGTTCACTTTCACTGGTGATTTAGACGGAATATGGGCAAAAAAGAACTGGGTAAATGTAGGAGGGCGTCTAAAAATGGGGGCTTATATCAATTTTTCAGATACCGAGTTCCAACGTACCCCCGTGGCTATTCGTATTGTAGGGCTTAAAGAGTATGTAAATAACCCCTATAGCCCACAAATAGAGCTATCCAATAAGGTACAAGGGCATTCTTTTGTTTCTGAAATGCGCAAACTCCAAAACCAAGAAGTATATTTTGGAGAACTCAATAAGCGTACACAATCACTAACCAAAAGAAGCTGGCGTGATGCTCAAGAAACTATTAAACAGATAGAAGCAGCCTTTCCTGAATATACTAAGAGCATCGTCCCTGCCACCGTACAAACAATGATGGCACTTATTGGAAACAAAGCTACTCAATTTGCTTTTGTATCCTCTAAAACAAATCCTATTACTGTACCTCATGCATTGTATTTTGATAAAAACACCAAGCAAATCAATGCAGGTAGCGGGTGGCTCAAACATTTCACACTTGGTACTACTGATATAAATCCTAATCGTGATGCTAACAGTTATAAGTATTGGTATATATCCACTTTCGTATCAGGGCGTTTGGACGATAAAGCCAAAACCTATTACCTCTATATCAAAGCATCCAAAACCGCCGAAACGGGCGAGTTTATCCTATCCGAAAACAAAATAGGTATAGAGCAAGAAGCAGGCTTTTATCATTTCCTATACGCCACCGTCAATTCAGAATATGAAGGAGAGCGAGGTATTGCTAAACTCAATGGCTTTACTGAAATCACTGGCGGACAAATCAAAACTGACAAGATAACATCAGGAAACGGAGAGCAATACATCGAACTCTTACCAAATGAAATCAGGATAAAAGCCAACTTAAAAATAACAGACGGCAACAAAACCGAGATAAAGCAACTCGTTAATCCTGATTTGCAGTCATTGGAGAGTAGGCTAAAGTCAAATATTAACAATATTCAGGTTGGTGGAAGGAATTTAATGAGGTTTACACAAGAGATGTTAGGGGATTGGAAAAACAAAGAACATTGGTCGTCATTAAGTGAAAAGTATAATGGATTATCTATATTTCGCCGCAGTTCAGATTGGTTTGGAATAACCCAATATATTCTTTTACAAAGAGGAAGTATATATACATTATCTTTGTATGTAAGAAAACATGGAAATTTAACATTCTATCTGTATGGAGATGACATTCGCTTTGATGGCACGGCTTTAGTTGAATTAATTTCTTCTAATCAAGAAGTCGTTAATCAAGGAAGAGAAGACATTTGGTATCGAGTATATATAACATTCAAAGTAACCAGAGAAGGTTTTTGTTTTGCTCGACCAGAGAAATCAGGAACTGGATATATAGATGTATGTGGATTTAAACTTGAGCGTGGAAATATCCCCACCGACTGGTCGCCAGCTCCTGAAGATGTAGAAAATCAAATATCAACCGCTCAGACTGCTACTGAAGCATACGCACGAGCACAAGCAGAACTCACCAAAACACAAGCTATTGCAAATGCCGACGGAAAAATTACAGCGGCAGAACAACGACAAATACAACAACTCCAATTAAAACTCCAAGAGGCTAAAAATTTTGCACAACAAAAAGTGAATGAGTTAAATATTGGAGGTCGTAATCTATTAAGAGGTTCATCAGGTTTAGTTCTATCATATCAACCTTATTACTTGCAATCAAATTATGCAGGAAATGGAGGATATGTTAATGAAACTTTTATGGGTAATAAAGTTTTAAAACTTATACACAATTGGCAAGGTTTTCAGTGTAGAACAACATTTGAAGATAGACCTATGATAATATCTTTTTGGGCTAAAACAACTAAACAAGGTATTAATTTCACAGGAATTACAGATATGAGTATTGAATTCGTAAATGGAAAGAGTTTGATATCAGATGGAGAATGGCATAAATATTCTATTCGTAAAAGTAGCCATATAGTTACATCAAATAGCAGAAATCAAGGTTTTATTGAATTTTATAAAAATAGTGGGCATATAGAAGAAGTCTATGTGTCTTCTTTTAAAATTGAATATGGTAATACACCCACCGATTGGTCTCCTGCTCCTGAGGATGTATGGGATACCATGGTAGATTTAGGTATTATTGATAAAAATGCAGCGGCTATCAATGAAGCTGAAAAAGCCAATATAAAGTATATCAATGGAGTGTTTAGTAAGGGGGCTGATTATACAGGAGAGACAGGTATTGTTAAAAACACCATCACTACTGGCGCTTTAACTGTTGGAAACACATTAGGTGGAAATGCAGGTATTAATGGGGCTGGTCTTGATGGTAAATCTATACGCTTCTTTGCAGGGAAACCTTACAAATTAAAAGAGCAAGCTCCTTTTAGAGTAGATGATAACGGAGAATTATGGGCTACCAATGCGCATATATCAGGAGAGATTGAAGCTAACAGCGGGAAAATTGGGCAATTCTATATTAATAATGAAAAAAACGAAAAGAGAGGGAGAATATATGCAGGAAGTACTGATACTTCCGAGATAGAGATAGGAAATACTGGTATTGTCGTAGATAGTAGAGCTTCTTTTGATGGTCTTTTTGCTTCTTTTGGCGACTTCAACGCAGTAGTAGGCATTAATACTTATATTGCCCAAAAGATTGAATATACAGGGCATTCTTATAATCGAATAGGATCTTATATAAAGATAAGACCTAATCATATATCATCTAATGAATCATTAGCTCAATTGATTGATGGGAATATATTAAGTATTGGTAAAAGGGCTATTTATGATGATGGATATATAGGGGTAGCTGATTTAAACACTATCGTTGATAATATAAAGTATACTCATACGTTTATATTTACAGGAGTAACTACTGATTTTAGAACAGTATATCTTCCTAATGCACAACAAATAAATCAAATAGTTGGGGCAAACAATGCATCCTTTGAACTTACTATTATAATGTCAATTCATGTGGAGGGGAGGAGAGTTAGAATACAAGGTGTTAATGGAGGAGCTTTGTTAGATAACAATGGGAATTGGCATGCAGGTAATAACTTTGGATATATGGATATGGGTAAAGGAGATGTATTAAAATTGCGCTACTATAATAGTCATTATTATATGACAGGACACAATTATTAAAATTTAATTTATACAAATATGCAAATCATTCAGAAAACAACGCGTATCACCGCACAAGAAGAAGTACAGAATGCTATTGTGATGTACTCTTACGAATTTGAGAAAGACCAAAATCCACAAGCAGTGGCTTTTTCTGTACAGAAAAGTACAGAAGGACAAGTAGGATATTCCTATTTGCAAGGAACAGTAACCGAGCATGATTTCAATATGCAAAACAACAATTTCCAACCTTCGGATATTGACTTGATAAAGCATATTCATACCACTTGCTCGGCGATCATCAAAGGAGAAAACACTGAAAAACCAAAATCCAATGATACGAAAAAATAGGTTTCTCGTGCCAAAAGGGTATAGGGCAATCACCCTATATCCTTTCATCTTCGTTCGCAACGATAGTGATAAGTACGATAAAGTGCTTATCAATCACGAACGTATCCATTTGCGACAACAAAAGGAACTACTGGTAATCCTTTTCTATATCTGGTATTTCCTTGATTTTCCTTTCAAGTATTTACGCTATCGCAATTGGGATAAGGCTTACCGCAATATCATATTTGAAAGGGAAGCCTACGCTAACCAAAGCAACCTTGACTACCTCAAAGTAAGAGGTATGTGGAGGTTCATTGCTTATTTTTAAAAATAATAGTCAATAACAAAAAAATAAATGGAAAAAATCTTTGTGATTCTTTGGATACTACTCTGTATCTATATTCTTGTACTCCTTATGATATTTGCAGACCTTTGGAGTGGTGTTCGTAAGGCTAAACGTTTGGGTATTGCGCGTAACTCATACGGATATAGGCGTACCATTAGCAAAATGGCACAATACTATAACATCCTCATTGCATGTACTATTGTGGATAGTATGTATGGTATGCTTTCTTGGTTTTTAGAAACCTATTATCAATATTCAATTTGGTTATTCCCATTTTGTACGTTTTTTATAGCCGTAGTCTTATGTCTTATAGAAATCAAATCAATACGAGAGAAAGCTGAAGACAAAGTTCGATTAGACCGTGCAGGACAAGCCGTTCAACAAGTATTTATCAATCGTGATAACTTAGAGGAAGTAGCTAAGACTATTTCTAATTATATGAAAGAAAGTGATAATTCTAAAATAGAAGACCATGAACCAGACACAGATTAATTTTACCAAAACCTACAAGCCCTATGCCTTGGAAACAGAGCGTAAGACGGGGATATCCGCCCTCTTTATTTTGGCACAAGCAGGGCTTGAGAGCGGTTGGGGTAAGAGTGTCCCTGGGAATATGTTTTTCGGAGTGAAAGCTACTAAAAACACACCTAAAGAGAAAAAGCAACTCCTAAGAACGACGGAGGTATTGGCTACCCCTAATGAAAAGGACAGATTTCCTGAAGTGATTAGTATCACCAAGCGCACGGACGGCAAATACTTGTATATCGTACGAGATTGGTTTATGAAGTACGATACCCCTGAAGAGTGTTTTACAGACCATGCTAATTTCTTCTTTAGAAACAAACGATACGCCAAGGCGTTGGAGGTTAAAGCAGACCCTTACAAGTTTGCAGAGGAGGTAGCTAAAGCTGGGTATGCCACTGCTCCTAACTATGCTGAGAGCTTGAAAAAACTCATTAAAGAAATTGAAAAAGTAAAATAGTTATGTATGAGAAAGATTTTGTATTTACTATTAGCCATTTTGTTACTAACTGGTTGCAGAAGCAAGAAATCAAACCGAACCGAGTACAGAGAAGAGCAAAAGAGCGAAAGAAAGGAGGTAAAAGACAGCTCCACGCACGTAGAAAAAGCCCAAAAGGTAAGCACTTTTGAGATACAGCAATCCCAATCCTATGAAATCACCCTTGAGAGTGATAAGGATAGCATAGGAAATACTAAGGAAGTAGTGTATTATCGTATCAGAGACGGCGACAAGGAGACTATAAGAGTACAGGGCGGAAAGGTAATGATTAAAACCATAGATAACCTTTCTAAGAGCTTGCAACAAGCTGATACTACTCTTTATATAGATAATAAGATAAGCCAAAAATCCGAGATACAAAGCCAATATACTCAACATAGTAAGCATGTAGATAAAGATATTAAGACAATACCTATATCACTTATTATAACTGCATTGTTACTTGGTGTATTTGCACTTCTATTATGGAAATTTAAGTTGTTTCGGTAAATAATTAAGCCCTCGTAGTGAGGGCTTTTTTTATTGCAATTCTTCTATCTTCCTTAGTTTATCAATGTAGTAATTCTTTAGGTTGTTAAGGTCATCATCTGTGAATTTGTTGCGCCCCAATTGTAACCTTTTATGGGTAGTAGTAGATAAGGCCTTACCTATAGCAGCAGCAACCTGCCTATCTGATAACTCTAATAGCTCAATGATATAAAGTACTTTTTCTTGTGTAGTCATAATCCTTGCATTTGTGTTAGCTCCCAATCAAGATATTTCTTGTACCATTGCCATGCTTCTTCAATGAATTGTTCAACAGAGATAATGGGGGCATATATACCCCCTGTGCTTATTACATTATTCTGAATAACAACAAACCTAAATTGTTCAAGTTCATCATATACGAATAGTTGCTGTGGCATGGCTCTATATATGTCATTGAGACTTACAATCTCGCTATTCTCTTCTATCACCATTATTAGGCTCATATAGTGAGGAGAGTATATATAGGTAAGGTCTATATTTGGCACGATAGGATTTTCTGCCAATAAGAACTTAGGTATAACCACATCTGCCACCTCATATTTTTGATTAAAAATATCGTCTACATTCATATTATTTTATTTTTTAAAGCCCTCAATTAAGAGGGCTTGTTGTTATTTTGCTGCTATCTTAATTAGGTAGAAGTCTATATCGCCCCCCTGCCCATCATTAAGCCCTACCAATTCTACTCTGTAGGTATCTTGCCAATCACCATTAGTAATATAGATGTACTCACTCTTCACAACCCCATATTCTCTAACTTCTACATCTTCACCATACGCATCTTGAGCTTCTTCAATATTATCAATAATATTGTAATGATTGAAATTCTTCTTGATAAAATCAATTATCAAATCATTAGAGAATGTCTCTACAGTGATATTATTCTCATTCACCCAATCTTGCAAGCCGAATGTTTTGTCTTTTACTGTCATTTCTTTAAAATTTTATTTGTTATAAATTTATTTTTTTGACATTGCAAAGATACAAATTATTTTTTATTGCGCAATAAAAAATATTGCTTTTTTACTCTTTGATGTAGTTAAACTTTTCTTAATAAGAAAAACAAAAAAAATACAAAGAAATAACGAATTTTATACAAACTGATATACATCTTATCTTCAAGCCCTTGCGTACCTTTGCAGTAAAACAAATATTGTACATCTTATGGAAAAAATCCTACAAGCCCTCAAAACCAAGTATGCGCACTTGGGGTTAGAGGAAAACATCTTAAAAGCAATCGCTACTCGCTTAGCGGCTGCGGTTAAAGACGATACGGAAATTGAAAACGCCGTAAAAGGAGTTGAGGAAGAAGTCAAGCTATTGCAATCAGTAACAGACAAAGGGCGTACCAGCCTTTCCAAAGCTGAGGAAGCTCGCAAGAAATTAGAGAAAGAACTCGAAGAAATGAGGGCTAAATCTAATCAAAATCCTCAAAACCCACCTACTCCACCCACAGAACCTAAACCTGACGAAATGCCAGCGTGGGCAAAAAGCCTTGTGGAAGCTGTTACCAATCAAGGTAAGGCTATTCAAGCATTTCAAGCAGAAAAGCAACAACAAAGTGCTAAGGAACGTTTCTTAAACCAACTCAAAACGCAGGGGGTATCGGAACCGTTCTACAAACATCACTTAGGGCGTACTTTCAAAGACGATACCGAAATGGACGCCTTTGTCAGTGAACTAAAAGCTGATGAACAAGCGTTTTTACAGACCCAAGCCAATATGGGGCTTTCTTCTCATTCAAGCAATGTGTTAGGAGGTGGTACAGATGCTAACGGCGTATCAGCAGATGTACAAGCCTATATCAATGAAAAATTCAAAAAAGAGTAAAACCCATGAACGAAGTTAAAATTTCAGACAAAGCAGGTCGCCAAATAGTCGTATTTGACCAGTTGGATGTTACCTATCCAGGAGGGGTATATATAGACCCTACCACAGCCAAGGCACGATTTACCGATGGGGTTATACCCACGGGTACACTTGTAATACCTGACACCAATGGCACTTTCAAGGTTGTGAATGAAACACTTTCACAGACCAATACCGCAGGAGCTGTAGGACTTACCGCTCACGATGTGGTTATTGACGATATTCCTTTAGTGGCTGTCGTAATGGCAGGAACAGCGCGCAAAGACGCGCTACCTGACAAAGAAAAGGCAGGGGTGGCTTTCTTGCGTACAGCCTTGCCTCGTATCTCATTTATTTAATAACCTTAAAAACTAAAAGCAGATGAATATCAATGCAAACAACATTATTCCTGAGTTCTCTCAGGCTAATATGAATGCTATTATTCAAGCCTATCCTTTGGGAGCGTTGCTTTACCGTGACTTTTTCCCATTGGAGTTCAACCCTAACCTTACTTACTCAAGTATCGAGGGAGCAGAAGGGGCTAAGATAATGGCAGACCTTGTATCTATCGGCTCAAAGGCACCACGAAAAGGGCGTGAGTTCGTAGAAAACATGAAGGGGGAAATTCCAAAAGTGGAAATCGCTCGTGATTTGAACGAAAAGGATCTTATCACTATTCAACAGCTCCGTAATTCATTAGCTGCCTATCCTACCAATGCAGGTATCAAAGCGCAGCTTATCAATAAGATATACGAAGACCCTCAATTCTGTATCGATGGGGTGAATGCACGCTTGGAGTGGATGTCAAAACAGCTCGTTTCTACGGGTAAATACAAAACCACTACATCCAACAATGGAGGAGCAGCAAATGTAACAGCCGATTTCAAGGTAAAAACACAAAACGCCCTCAAGAAATGGGCAGAAGCTGATGCTAACCCTATTGAGGAAATCGAAAAATACCAAGAGGAAGCCAAAGGCAAGGGGTATAGCTATGCCATTGTGGTTATGAGCCGTGCTACCCTCAATCAGGTATTGAAGAACAAAAATACCCGCGCTTTTGTGTTGGGTGTTCCTATCAATGCTACTACCATTTTGCCTGATGTGCGTTTGGAACAACTCAACGCTGAGCTTGCAGAACGTGGATTGCCTACTATCAAAGTATGGGAGTCTTATGTCAGTGTGGAAGGTAAAAACGGAGAGGTAACCGTAGCCAATGGTTGGGAAGAAGGAAATATCCTATTCTCTACCTCTGCTCAATTGGGTACTACCCAATATACCACCACTCCTGAATTTACAATGAGCTTTGCCGACGTGATGAGTAAGTCTGTAAAAGATAACTTCATCTTAGTTAATACCTTTGGGCATCAAGACCCTATCTTGGTATCTACTAAGGCAACGGCTTTCGCTACTCCGGTATTGAACGATAGTAAACGCAAACTTATCATCAAAACGAAGTTCTAAAATGACAGCGCAAGCGTACATAGATGAAAAACTTAAACTCTGGAATGTAGAATACCCCACTACCCTACTCATTGCAGAAATGCAACGGGTAGGATTGGGGCTTTCTGATGAGTTCAATGAGGAGAACGAGAGAAAGACAAAGCTGTTTTTCTACAACCTTATTCCTGAACTATTATTGCGTCCAGTGTCTTTTTCTGAAGGTGGTTTATCTTTCTCTTATGACAAATCGGCTATTACTGCCTTTTACAATTTGCTTTGTAGGCAGCTCGGTAGGGTCAATTTGTTAGAGGAAAAAGCCACTGTAAAAGATATTACCAATATGTTTTAAAGATGAAAATATACCCTTATTTACTTAGAAAAAAAGTGTCTCAGCAGCCAACTATCAACGATGAAGGCATACCTACCTACCCCACAGACCCTATAACATGGGAGGAAGTAGGTGCATGTCGTGACGAGATAGCAGGAGCTGGGCAAAAGATAAGTAAAACAGATGGGCAAATCTTTGACTGTACCGCTACCATCTACGCCCCAAAAGGAACGCCTACCATAGCAGCAGGCACTACGGTTCAGGTAGTAGATACTGAGGGTAATATCCGCCTTGAAAAGCAGGTAATTCGTTTTTCCACTGATTATTTCCATTGCCGTATATTCGTATGATAACACCACAATTCACCCCCGCAGATATTGAGCGTATGCTCCAAGAAAAGATAGCTAAATACGAAGAGAAAATCGTTCGTATCCTGCGCTTTGTAGGTGAAAAGTGTATCAATGAAGCGCGTGAGTATGGTAGTTATCAGGATAGGACAGGTAACCTCCGTTCGTCCATTGGGTATATTGTCTTAAAAGACGGCAAACCTATTGAAAAAGGAGGATTTCAACTCACCAAATCAGGCAATGATGGACAGAAAGAAGGCGAGACCTTTATCAATAAGGTAACATCTCAATATCCAAAGGGGTTTGTGCTTGTTGTGGTTGCAGGAATGAAGTACGCAAGCTATGTAGAAGCCCGCAACTACAATGTACTTACTTCCGCTGAACTCTTAGCCGAGCGTGAAGTTCCGAAACTCTTAAAAGCATTATCACAATGAAAAAGACAGCCTCACAAATAGAAGCCGATATATACAAGTACTTTAAGGATAAGATAGACCCACTTATCAACGGGCAAACTTACCGCAATGGGGTACGACCTTTGAATTCACAAAAAGAGGATTGTGTAATATCGTTCCTTACTGGGTTAGATGGGCAATACCAAACGGGGGTAATTAACATCAATATCTTTGTCCCTATGGTCAAAAATAACGATAACCAGTACATGAAAGACTTTGTACGATGTGATGCTATCGAGCAGGCTTTAATGCCTATCATAGAGGAAGCTAAAACAGCCCTACGCAACTACAGATTACAGCTTCATCAGATGATACAGACCTTTGAGGAGACGGATATAAAGCAGTTTTTCATCAACGCAAAAATTAAATTTAGGTATAACACCTTTAACGGGTAGCACCCGTAGGCATTTAATCATTAACATTTAATCATTTATACTATGGCATACGTAGATAACAACGCCACTGCTTGGGGCGAAGTAGAATTCAAGTTTGGAGCGCCAGGAGCTGGGGGCGCCATGGGTACAGTCCTTAAAACATTAGGGATTGTCAAAGAAGGTAGTTTTTCTATAGAAAAAGAAGATGGTAAGGAGTACAAATGGGTGGCTATTGGAGGCAAAACCATCGACCAGATGAAAGGAGAACCTACCTATAAGGTAAAATGTACCGTTAAGAACGCTAACAAGGCGTTACTTTCTGAAATCTGGGATATTGAAGAATCGGGAGACAAACTCATCATCAAGTCTTTTGTTTCTACTAAGAAGTTTTCAGCATCTATTATCCCTAAAGTTTCAGGGGCTGAAAAGGTAGATATATTCTACTGTACTATGGCAGGAACACTTGTCTATAACGAGGAGAGTGGTTACGATGTAGAAATTGAAATCACTATGCTCAATGGTGGTAAAGGATATTTTTCTATTGAAAAAGTAGCATAACCCATGGAAGAGAAAGTAGCACAAACACTACTTGAAGAACCAACCACAATAATCATTGGGGGCGAAGCGTATAAAGTCGCTCCGCCCTCTATTATTACACTGGTAAGGGCTTCAAAGTACATCAGCAAGATACCCGCCGATACCATTGATGAGGAGCATATATTTGGCTCTATTGTTCATAAGGCGGAAGATTATGAGAATATAGCATGGGCTGTGGCTGTTATTCTTTTAGGTAACCGCTTCACAGAGACCGTACGCCCGCCTTTTTGGCAGTTTTGGAAACGAAAGAAGCATATTACCCAAGGTGAGGTATTAGCTAATAAATTGACTAAAGCACCTATGTCTGAAATATCCGAAGCCTTTTTCAAGGTAATAGGGCAAATGGATATACGCTCTTTTTTCGTTATTTCCACTTCCCTCAAAGGAATGATGATCACAAAGCCAACGAAGGAAGTGGAGAACGAAACGATAGTATCTGGGGGCTCGTAGGCTCGTTTGCCAAGCAATACAGATTGACCTTTGAGTATGTCCTGAATATGAGCTATGCCAATGTAATGCTATATAGCTCAGTGATACCCTCATATGATAATGACAAGAAAGATAAAAAGGAAGCACCAAAAAATGAAACAAGAACGGACTTTGCAGGCTTTCTCTCGAAATTAAAAGCAATCCAGTAATAAACAAACCACTATGCAAGAAAATGAAGGTAGACTACTCTTCGAGGTAAGAGCAGACCAAACAGATATAAAGAAAGATATTGAGGCTATCAAAAAGCAATTTGAAAGCCTAACAGAGAAGACAAAAGAAGAGGGCAAAAAACAAGCCGAAGTATGGCAGAACCTCATCAAGGGGGCTACTGCCTATTTTACTTTGCAAGGAGCGTCTGCCTTCATTAAGCAGGTGGTAGCTGTCCGCTCGCAATTTCAACAGCTTGAAATATCCTTTGGCACTATGCTAAAGAGCAAGGATAAAGCCAATGATCTAATGGCGCAAATGGCTGATTTAGCAGCTAAAACCCCTTTCGGATTAGAAGAAGTATCTGAAGGGGCTAAGCGTTTGCTTGCCTTTCAAGTCCCTGCCGAGGAAGTAACCGAGACCCTCCGCCGTATGGGTGATGTTGCTGCGGGATTAGGTGTTCCTATGGGGCAACTTATTCATGTGTACGGACAAGTCAAAGCACAAGGAAAGCTAATGACCAATGACCTATACCAGTTCATGAATGCAGGTATTCCTATCATTGCTGAATTGAGTAAAGTCGTGGGTAAGAGCGAAACCGAAATCAAAGACATGGTTTCTGCGGGGAAAATAGGTTTTCCTGAAGTACAAGCGGTTATAAAGAATATGACCAATGAAGGCGGGCTATTCTTTAACCTAATGGCAGAGCAGAGTAAGTCATTAGGAGGGCAAATATCCAACCTTGGGGATAGCTTCGACCAAATGCTTAATGATATAGGAAAATCAAGCGAGGGCTATATATCAGGGGCTATTCAAGGGGTTACTTTCTTGGTTGAGAATTACAAGACATTAGGAAAGGTGATAGCGGGGCTTATTGTTACCTATGGAGCGTATAGAACTGCTGTACTGGTGAATATTGCCCTTACCAAAGGTTGGGCAGTAGCTGCCAAGGAAGATGCTATAGTTAAAGGCATACAGACTGTTGCTACCAATGCTGCCACTGTTGCCACTAAAGCCCTCAATGCTGCCATGAAAGCTAATCCTTATGTACTGGTGGCTACTGCGGTAGTGGGGTTAGGTGCTGCCATGTGGGCTTTGAAGGACAAAACTACTGCGGCAGATAAGGCACAACAGGATTATAATAACCAAAAACAACAATCCATAGACTGGGAGCAGCAGCATAAGCAAAAGATTGATGAGCTTATAGATAGTGCTACTAATCAGGCATTAGCCGATACAGACAGACAAAAGGCACTTATTCTTCTACAAAAAGAGTATCCGAATATCTTTGCTAAATATGATATTGAGAAACTAAAACTTGCGGATATACTCAAGTTAAAGCAGGAGATAGCTAAACACGATTCTGAAGAGAAGAAATTCCAACGTACAAATGACTTTTTGAAATATCAGGATTTTGAAAAGATTTTAAACAACGCAAAAGCAGGTAAAAGTGGGTATAATGTAAATGAACTGAAGAAAAATAGTGCTTTTGATAAGGAAATGACTCGTGTGTTTGGAAACTCTTGGGTTCATAAAATGGGCGAAGTTAGTGAGTATATCAAGGAAAGACAAAAAATCGCCAAGAATGATGTAAAAGGAGATGTTTTAGCTTCTTGGAGCTCTAATATAAAGAACTTATCAGAGAGCGAGATTAAGAAGGAGTTAGAACACCGACAAAAACTCATTGCTGACTTGCAAAAGCAAAAGAAAGCAGGCAACAAATGGGCGTCTCATGGGGTGAACTTTGGAGGAGATTGGTTTGCTTTCAATGAAGAGGAACTACAAGCACAAAGTAAAATACTACAAAGTCAATTAGACAAACTCCACGAGCAGACATATAGTTATACTGACCTATCTAAGAAGTACGCTGCTGCGGTAAAACAAGCTGAAAAGGAACTATCTGATATTACCAAAAATAAAGCAGGGTATAAGACTGAGGATGACTATAAACAAGCTGTTGCCACTGCAAAAGAGAACCTTAAACAAGCCCAAAAGGTATATGATGATTTTTCTGTAAACAAACCAAAATCATCTTCGAAAACCTCAAATGCTAAATCCGAGCTTCCTACTTTTGACTACAAGAAAGCAGCCCAAGAAGAAGCACGCCGTGAGCAGGATTTTCTTTTTGAAAAGGAGGAAGCACGCATTAAGATTATGGAGGACGGCGCACAAAAACGCCTTGCTATTATTCAGCTTGATTATGATAGACAAGAAGAGGAAATACGCCGTCGTACCGAAGACCAAATGGCAGCTTTTATCGAGCAGCAGAAAGCCCAAGCAGAGGCAGAAGGTAAATGGAAAAAAGGGCAATCCTTTAATGAAAACACCCCTGAAATCAACGCTCATAAGGCTAAATTGCAAACTGAGGAGCAACAACTGTTAGCATCCAACCACGATTATATGCTCTACCAACAAGAGCAGGTATATAAGGAGCTATTGGAGAAGTACCAAACCTATACAGACCAACGCAAAGCCATTGAGGAGAAGTACAACGCTGATATTGCCGCCTTGCAAGCTAAATTAGGTGCAGATGCTCCACAAGTGAAGAAAGCACAAGACGAAAAAGCTCGTGAGCTTAAGAAGTTAGATATACTCTACAAAAAAGAGGGTACAGCCATTGCTAAACTCTTTGAGAACCTACGTAAAAAGACAGTCAAGGAGATACGAGAGACTATAGTCGATGCTGAAAAGGAGATTGACCAGCTGGCAAGTATACTTGACATGAGCGATAAAGACAATGTGGACTATGTCCAAAACCTCCGCCAGCAGTTAGAGCAAGCAAAAGACACAGCAGAACGAGGTGATACAGTCTTTGGAAGGCTCAGCACGAGTATCAAAAAGATATTTAAAGCCAAACCTAATACTGCTGAATGGCAGGAAGCGTTTAATGGTATACTTTCTTCAGCACAATCTCTTTCTGGAGCAATGAAATCTTTCGGAAGTGATTTTTCTAAACTTGGGGAAAGTTCAGGGAATGAATCCCTTAAAAACATAGGAAAAAAAATGGAGGAAGTTGGTAATATTATTGACAAAACTCTATCGGGGGCAAGCCTTGGAGCTTCTATTGGTGGAGGGTATGGAGCAGCTATTGGAGGGATTATAGGTTTAGCAACTTCTCTTATAATGAACGACCAAAAGAAGATGGCTGAAAGGAGAGCTGAGTATCTAAAAACTGAACAACGAATAGTTAATGAACATAGGGAATATAATCGTTTATTAACACAGGAAATGCTTTTAATGAATGATTATAAAAGTATTTTCGGTGTAAAGGAGTTGTCTATTGCTATTGGGTATATGGATATATACCTTTCTCAAATGGAAAAATTCTATTATTCTACAAAGAGAAACTATGAAATGCAAAGGACGATAGGAACATTTCGTGATTTTGAAGCAGGAGTGCCGAGAAATGAAAGAAGAGGAAGAGATGTTAATAAAATAGATAATAGGTCTGCTCTTGATAGGATAGAAATTAAAACAGCTTCTGGATACGAAGGCATTTCTCAATATAATTTAATAAAAGAAAACGGAGAACTTAATGAAAGTTTAGCGGAAAGCATACTTAAAACACGAGAATTTAAAGAAGGACATAAAGAAGCACTTGAGCAAATTATAAGTTACTATAAAGAAGCTAAAGAAGCTAAAAAACAATTTGATGAATACCTAAAAAGCACCTTTGGAGAACTTGGTAATTCTATTGTTGATAGTGTTGTAAAGTCTTTACAGACTGGTGAGGATGCTTTTGAGAGTTTTGCTAAATCAGTAGGAAATGTGATAGGAAAATTGGGAAAACAACTTGTATATGAGATTTTTGTTGCGGAAAGGTTTAAGAGTTTTCAAAAAGAAATTGAAAATGTATATAAAAAAGGAGCTAACAAGGAATTAACTACTGAAGGAGTTGCTCGTGAATCGGCTAAATTAGTAGCTCAATTTGGAAACTCTATGAAAGATAATTTTGACAACATGAAAAATCTTTATAAGAGTATGAATGATTTAGCAAAATCATACGACCCTAATTTTGATTTTCTTAATGAGCAGCGCAAAGCTACAGAAAAAGGTTTTGCACGAATGAGCCAAGATAGCGCCGATGAACTTAATGGGCAATTTAGGTTACAAACTCAGTTAAGCGTTGAGATAAGGAATGCAGCCTTACAAACGGCTAACTTCATTAGGGAAATGCACCAATCAATGCAAAACAATGCGGCTCAACAACTGAGACACCTTGCAGGAATAGAAGCTAATACTTATAAGTTAAACAAAATGGAAACAGACCTTGCAGGAGTGAAACGAGGTATTGACGAACTCACTACCAAAGGTATTAAATTGAAGCCATAAAGATTAACAAATAATTAACTTTTTTGCTTATTGACATTTCAAAAAACATTCGTACTTTTGCGGTGTCTAATCAGTAGCAGGAGCTGTATATAAATCTTGCAAAAAATATAACTCTTCATTGAGTCATATAATATAGCCCAAAAAAGGTGTAGTATAGCAGTAATGCTATACAATCAAAAAGCGATTGCTACTGATTAGACAACACCCACTTTTTGGGCTTTTTCTATTGAAACATTTTAATACTAAATAAATGTCTAATCAGATTAAAAATGTTTCTACAATGAATAATAGTAATTGTAAAAACACGCCTCACAGTGCGATAACTGTCAAAACCAACGCACCAAAAGAATACTTAGAAGGTCTTGTATGCGATGTGCAACCTCAAGACGATTTGTTAGACTTCAAACTGAGAAATTTGATTGATGTACTAAGAGACAACTTAGACAATTTGCACGATGATATAAACAACGAAGAACCTCGTCATTTGCTACTTGCACGAAGCAACAATATTAGTGCGTTATTTGAGATACTAAGAGACTTATTACCTTCTAATGATAGCTATTTTGAGCAAGTAAATGACATGTGTTGCCATTTGAACGGTTTTATTCACTCTAAAAATGTATGAACTATGAACGAGTTAATAAAAATCACAGAGTATAATGGCAACCAAGCCGTATCGGCAAGAGACTTACATAAGTTCTTAGAAATAACTGAAAGATTTAGTAGCTGGTTTGAAAGAATGTTACAATATGGGTTTATTGAAAACCAAGATTTTACAAGTGCAAAAAGTTTTACGCTTGTAAATAATGGCGCTCAAAGAGAGATTGATGACTACGCCCTCACCCTTGATTGTGCGAAAGAAATATCAATGATACAGCGGTCTAAAAAAGGTAAAGAAGCACGAGAGTATTTCATAGAGTGTGAAAAGCAGCTAAGAAGTGGCAAATTTGCACTACCTACCACTTACAAAGAGGCGTTACAATCATTACTGATTGAGGTTGAAGCAAAAGAGAGGTTACAAGCGCAAAATGAGCTACAAGCGAAAGAACTTGAGAAACAAGCCCCAAAAGTAGCCTATTACGATGAAGTGCTGACTTCGCAAAGCACATACAACGCCAACCAAATCGCAAAAGAACTTGGTATGAGTGCCGTAACGCTCAATAAGAAATTACACGAGCTGAAAGTACAATATAAGCAAGGCGGGCAATGGTTACTATATCACCCTCATCAAAATAAGGGTTACACAAAGACTGTCACCTACACTTATACAGATAGCAAAGGTGAGACCTGCACAAACTCATCAACCGTTTGGACTGAAAAAGGTAGGGCGTTTATACACTCTATAATTGTATAATGAAAAAGCCCCTTAATCGGGGCTTTTCTCGTACTTTATTGCTTATTTTCTCTTTCCTTTTGTAGTCTTATTTCGTATAGATTTTCTGAAATGTCAGCTATAACATTAAGGAGAGAATATAATACAAAAGACGTTATTAAAGGAGATATATAAAACAACCCTTCTGTATATTGTTTGTTCATAAAAGAGACAACAACTCCTACAATAGTTCCTATAATACCTAATATCAATAATATATTAGCTATTCGTCTTAGATTATCAATGTTCCTTAAATATTTTTCCATATATCTTAATTTTTCCATTGGTTAAACAAATCAATAGCGCTTTTTATACTGCTATATTTATTAATAATACTATCTTGATTATTTAATTTATCAATAAGTTTATTAATTTCTTCCTGTTGGCTATCAATCCAGCGAGGTGTTCCAAAACGATTGTTTTTAAGAAAATCATCTACTTCTTTATAAACATCTTCATTCCCCTTAGATACTTCCAACGCCTTTAATGTATTTGTCCAAAAATCAAACTCCTTGTTTTTGTTCAAACGATTGTTTAGATTTGTCTTTGCTAACGTAAAATAAATTAGTGCTTCTCTTTTATTTTGTTCATTAGCTTTTTCATCTTCTTTTTGAGGTTCTTTTTGTTCTTTGTTAGGATTATCTTTTTGAGGTTCTTTTTGTTCTTTGTTAGGATTGTCTTTTTGAGGTTCTTTTTGTTCTTTGTTAGGATTGTCTTTTTGAGGTTCTTTTTGTTCTTCGCTCTTGGAACACCCTAAAACAATCAGCCCTACGAGTAGCAATAGTACTTTTTTCATGTGTTATAAAATATTAGGTTATTAAATCAGGCGCAAAATTAATAAATTATAAAGAAATAAGAAAGAAATTTAACGTTTAAAAAATGATGCTCGTTTTTAAGAGGTTTATATCTCTATTTTTAACTGTTTAAGCATCTCCCTATCTTTCTTGGCTTTATTGATCTGATAGATAGCAGTAGTGTTTTTATTGGTATGGGAAGCCAATAACATAGCGGTATCACTATCTAAATTATCAAGCATATAGTGCTTGAGAGCATAAAAGTCAGCTTCAATGCCGAGTTTATCCTTTACATTTCGTTTCCAAAAGCGGGTAACAATCTCAGTATGTCCCATTTTCTTACTTGGCACGAAGTTCAAGGCAAAGAGATAATCATCAGGACTTTGACACTCCTCACATACTTCTTTCCAATACTCCAATGCGGGAGTTAATATAACTTTAGTACATCGTTTGTACTGTCCGCCTTTTTCAAGGAGTATCACAAACTCCTGCTTATCCAAATCTACATCTTTACGTTGTAACCTAAATAGTTCTGTGTTACGCGCCCCTGAGTAGAGGAATATCATCATATATCTATAGAACTCGGGATGTGTTTCCTCTAATAGCTCCTTTATTTTATCTAATTCGTTTTTCTCAAGCACAAGACGGGGTTCTTTGAAAGTCTTTTTAGGATAAATATCCCTGGTGATGTTAGACTCGCAGCATTCGTATTCTATCAATACTCGATATAGACTTGAGAAGTAAATAACAAACTTGTTATAATACTTATCGGGGAGTTGTAGGTAATCAAGCATGATCTTAAGGTCTACGCGGCGCAAATCTTTTACCTTGATATACTGCATACCAAGGGCTTCACTGGCTTCTTCAAGTCTCTCAATAGCACGCTTTATATTATAGAGGTGTGATTTGGTACCTGATTTTATCTCCAAGGCGCGCTTGAATGCTTCAATAAAAAGCAGGTCAGGATACAGCCCCTCATCTCTGAGGTTCATGTATTTCTTAGTAATGGGATTGTACCCATTATTGAATTGTTGAGGGATATTTTTAAGAAGAAAAGATATTAAAGCCTTTCGTTCCTCTATTGTTTGTGGTTTATTAGCCTTTTTGCGATAGGGAAAACCTTTAGGATATTTCTTTTCATAGCGAGGGTCAAAGAATATGCATTGTACATACCAATCTTTGTCCAAATCTTTTTTAGTAGCTTTTTGCCAGTTGGCAGGAGATACCCAAAGTTCGGTATAGCTACACCCTTGAATAGTATTTGTTATCAT